GTCTGACGGTGTACGCGCGGGGTGTGCAGCCCAACATCAAAAAGTGTATTGCACTTTCTTGGTATGTGTATTACACTTAGGGCATGCGGATCGAGATCCTCCCCCCGGCCACCTGGCACAGCATCACCGCCACCGAGATCCGCGCCGTCCTCGCCTACCCCGCCGCCCGCATCATCCTCACCCCTCGCCGCACCGACATCGCCACCGCGCCCGTCCTCCACGTCGGCCGCCCCGCCGACAACGAACCCCACCTGGAGGTAATCGCCGACCTCATCGACCCCACCGTCGCCACCGTCTTCCACGCCATGATGCTCCGCCCCGTTGTCGTCGCCGAGCACAACCTCGAGCGCTACATCACCCCCGACTACGCACCCCAACGCCGCTACACCGGCCCCCGCCGGTAACCCCCACACAAACACACACACGCAGAGGAACCAGACCCATGACCACCAAGCGCAAGCCCACCCCCGCCGACTACGAAGACATGGCCCGCAGCTACGCCGACGAACCACCCCGCGCCGACGAAGCAATCCGCATCGAACCCGGACCCGCCGCACTCCGCATGGGCCGCCCCACCAGAGACACCGAAAGCGCAGGAAAAACCCCCGCGCTGCCCGTCCGACTCCCCGCGTCAATCCGCGACGTCATGAAGCAGTACGTCCAGGCCGGCACCGTCAGCTCGGAATCCGAACTGGTGCGGACCGCGCTCATCGAATACTTCGAACACCACCCCGTCGGCTGACGCCGATAACAGCAAGCGACCACCCGGGCTAAACCTCAGCCTGGGTGGTCGACAGCTGCCTTTTGGGCTACTCCGCAGCGCCGCCGTTCGCCGCCGGCTCACCCTTGAGGAACTTCAGGAACGTCTCGGCTGCCTCCACAACGTTCCCAGTCCCAGGATGCTGATTCAGACCAGCGCGAGCACCCGCCCACTTGTTCGCTTCGACCAGCGCCGTGATGCGAAACTGGTCATTCGTCGACGTCATGCGTGATCCCCTTTCCCGCCCCAGCACCGTGCCGGAGCGGCGTAACGGTAGCCCGCCTTACGCGACTGCATGACACGAACGTCAATACCGTGGGGCGGATCACTCCGGTTCGGAGAATCCAACCTCAACCTCGTTGGCATCCCCGCCGAGGAATCGCGTAGTTCCGTCCGTGAACTCGACGCTGACGCCGTCAACCCTGACCGGATCCTGGCCGGGAGTTGTGTCCCAAAACCATTCGTCGTGGAGAGTGTCGACTAGCTTCCACGGAGCAGCATCGTCGTCGGAGGCGCGGATGACCATTCCTGGTTGAGGTCCGACGTCAAGCAATGCACGAGTCGTATACCGACGAATCGTTTTCGGCTCTGTCACAGAGTGCAATTCTGCCCGCGTTCACGATGTTCGTGGGTCAAACGGGACAGATCAGGTCAGTACACACACCACGCGCCTTCGCCAACGCAATCCCCTCACGCTGACGCTCCCGAATCATCGACCGCTCAAACTCCGCCAACGCCTCGCGCAACGCCGGCCAAGACCACCAAACGGCAGACGAGAACTCGAGGCGCGGCTGACCAGCCCGAATTGGCGGCCATGTCGCATATTCTCGCGTCACGTCGCTCAGCAACGCTGAGGTACGCTCACAACCAGGAGATTGCCGGTTGGGGGATTGGCATGGCAAACGGACTAGAAGTCGATACGGCCGGGCTGCGAGCAGCGGCCACCAGCAGTGATGTCACGGCCACCGAGTTGGCCAGCGCCACGACAGACAGCGCACGCGGCACGACCCCAAGCCACGCCGGCGTCGCCGCGGTCCTAGCCGCAGCCCAGTCGGTCCGCACCCGCCAGGCCGCCCGAATCAACGGCCAGGCCAACAACCTCACAGTGAGCGGTGCCCGCTACGACACGACCGACTCCGGCGAGGCAGACGCCATCACCACGGTGAGCGTGTGACCCCTGCGCCCTCAGACCTCGGCGGCGCACTGCCCAGCCGCTCGGAGATCGAGCAGTGGCCGACCCAACACCTCGAAGATGCAGCCGCACAACTGCGGCGCATGGGTGCCCAGTCCGTCACTCTGTTCGACGAACACCGTCAGAACATCGCCGCTCCCGGCGGAACGACCTGGGAAGGCGACGCCAAAGACGCCGCCCTCGACAGAGTGACAGCCGACACCGCAGTGGTACGCCGGCAAACCACCGTTCAAGACGAGGCCGCCAACATCGCCGAGAACGGAGCCCACGACGTGCGGGCCGCCAAACGCGACGTGCTCGCCGCGATCACCGAAGCAGAAAACGACGGGTTCAGCGTCGCAGAAGACCTCACGGTCACCGACACACGCGCGACCGACCTAGAGACCATGGCTGCCAGACAAACCGCTGCCATCGAACATGCCGAGGACATCCGCTGGTACGCCGACCGACTCATCCAAGCCGACAACCTCATCGCTCAGCGACTTCAGGAGAAAGCCGCTGAGCTGGAGGGAATCCGCTTCGACGGCGAGAGCCAGGGCCGCGACAGCACCGTGCAGCTCGTCGACAACGAGACCGAAAACCCCGACACCGAAACCGAAACCGAGCCCAACGAAGGCACAGGCGACGCCACCGATCCCGACACCGACAACACCGACCAGGGCGGCGCCGACTCCCCCGTCGACGACGGACCGAAGTCCCCGCACCCTGACTACCCCAACCGGAACAAGGACGGCACCTACAGCGACGGAAACACCGTCGACGGCAAGGCCGCCGAGAAAGCAGCCCTCGACAACCGCGAGGATGAAACCGGCATCCCCCTCGAACGGCGACAGGTCCGAGCCACACATCCCGACGTGACCAACCCCAAGACCGGCAAGCCCCAACAGCGCTACTACGACGCCCTCGAGCCCACCGACAACCCCGACGAATACATCGGCATCGAGGCGAAGACCAACGAGAATGCGCACAGATCCGACCAAGAGCGGTTCGATGACGCGGTCACCCCGGAGCGACCGGCAACAGCGACCCTGGACGGGCGCGAGATCAGGATCGTCGACACCGACGTGGTGTACCCGCCGGAAGGATGGGACGAAGCGCCTGCAGAGTCGGACGCACCCACCGATTCAGGCGGTGCCGAAGCGAAGGTTCCGGGCCCGTCCCTACCGCCTGGACTCACTGACCCCGGCGCCGGCGGATTCGGTGGCGTGCACGCCGAGGGCACGGTTCCTGTGGGCCCCGCGCCGGCGAATGCTCCCAATTACCCGGGGTGGGGCACGCAGCTCACCCCTCAGGAAATGATCAGCAGCGACGATCCCGCTCTGCGAGTTGCGGGGCAGGCAATCCTCGAACAGATGCAGCGGGAGGGCAAGATCGACCCGAGCAGTACCGCCTAGGGCTGCGCGGCAGCGCCACGCAGGTCGATGAGATCGCCGCCGCTCGTGTAGCCCTCGACTGGGCGCAACATGTATCCGGGTGGGATGTCGCCGGTCTTGTAGTACGCGAAAAAGATGTCCCCCGCCTCCTCAGCCTCGAATACCTCAGGGCGGCTGACCATCTCGGTGGACTTAGGCAGCTCGATCGGCACGTCGAGCGGCGGGGTTCCCTCATGCTGATGTCCGATGACGTAGCGGACCCAGTCTGCGCCCCACTGTTCGCCCCCAGGCTTGCGGATCTCCAGCACCATGGCTTCTGCGCTTCCGGCAGCCTGGATGTACTGTTCGGTCGCCTCGTTGCGAACCTCTTCGTAGCGCTTACCGGGCGGAAGCGGGTAGAACAGCAAGAACCAGCGCTCTCCACCATTCAACCGGCGTAGCGGACTGACGAACTGCAACCGACTAGAACCGCCACCCTTCGTCGATGCGGTGCCGCTGGAAAACACCATCACGTGTGTTGGGACGCCCATGCCAATCACCCTATCCGCCAGCTACGCGCCCGCAGCTCGGCAACCAACTGGTCGCAGAACTGGCTGCCGGTCACTTGCTGCCGTCCTCGGCGAGGGTCCGGTACAGCGTCGCACGCGAAACCCCCAACGTCTCCGCAATCACCGGCACAGGCTCCCCCGCATCCCGCATCCGCTTCGCCAACGCCACCTGATCCGGCCGCAACACCCGCGGCCGACCAACCGGAATATTGCGGGCCTTACGCGCCGCGATCGCCGCCGCACGACGCTCCCGCTGCAACTCCAACTCCAACTCAGCCAACGACGCCAACACACCAGCGATCATGCGGCCCGTCGCGTTACTGGTATCAATCCCCTCCCGCAATGACCGCAGCACAATGCCCCGCTGCCCGAGATCACGAATCGTGAGCATCACCTCGGCGGCGTTACGACCCAACCGATCAATCCCGACCACCACGATCACGTCGCCCTCACGGGCGTAATCGAGCAGAGCGGCCAGACCCGGCCGCTGCTCACTCGTCGACGCCCCAGTGAACCTGTCGCTGTAGACCCTCCCCACATCCACGCCAGCCGCGGTGAGAGCGTCGGTCTGCTGGTCGAGCGACTGATGATCCGTCGACACCCGCGCATACCCCAACAACTGACCCTCACTCACCGCCCCACCCCCAATCAAGATCGCCACCAGACACACCCGCGCGCGCGAGGCAATACTCCGGCGCCTCCCGCAGCCGGCGCGGGCCAGCGCGAAACGGAAACCCCCCGGAACTGGTCACGCGATGTCTTTCCAGTCGGCCCAGGTGGGTTCGGGCAGGTTGTCGTACTGGACGATCGCGACGGGTGCGGTGCGCTCGTTGAGGAGCACGCCCTCGGTTCCGGACCGCCGGTCATGGACGCGCTCGCCGAGGCGGGGAAGTTGGACTGTTGCCATAGCTCAAGCTTATCTCGAAACATTTCGGTACACAATATCGATACGCGACTAGTTTCGAGACACCCGACCAGGGGAAACACAAGCAGCAGGCTAATCGAACTGCGGGTGTCTCAGTTCCCTAGTTTCGAGACAGTCACCAGCCCGAGTCGTCCTCCGGCGCGGGCACCATCCGCACCGCCTCAGGCCTCGTCGGACTCGTCGTCGGCCCACTGCGCCAGCGCGTCCTCGATCCACGACCGCGCCGGCCCCTCATCGCTGCCACCCTCAGCGCGGCGCTCGACCTCAGCCCACTCCGCCAGCTCGCGCGCCGGGATGCCACCACCGACCGCCAACACCTGCCGTGCGACGTCGACGTGCAGCTCCCACAGCGGATCGTCCGGTCCCTCGACCCGGCCGAAGAGGGCGCGGGCTTCTGCGGCCGCCGCGGCGTCGAGCTGGTCGACAGCGAGCTTGCCGGTCGCGATGTCCTCAGCCACCGACATGGCCGCGTCGACACCAGCCTTCTTCGCGGCCTTGATCTGCTCAGCGCTCGTCATCGCTCGATGGCCTCCTGCTGCTGGTCGGGTAGCGGCACGACCTCGGCGTCGATCGCGGCCTGCAGCTTCGCGCGGGTGTCGCTGATCATCTCCACCACGGTCTGCGTCACCTGAACGTCGACCACCTGCGGCACAGCCACATACAGCCCTTCGAGCTTGGCGCGCTTGTCCAGGCCGTCGAGGATGACCTTGCCGAGCTCGGCGACGTCGCGGTGCTTGCCGGCCTCGTGCGCCTCTTCCATGCTTTCGCGCACGGTGGCGATGGTTTCGACCATGACTTGGCCGACGGCGCGGCGCATGGTTTCGATGTCGTCGGGTGGGTTGCGCTCGAGGAATGTGCGGACGGCTTTTTGGGCGGAGTGGCGGGATTTGAAGCCGACTTCGTCTGCGATTTCTTGCCAGGTGCGTCCTCGGACTCGGAGTCGCCAGGCGCGTTCGGCGCGGGCTCTGGTGTGGGCTCTGTTGCCGCTGGGTCCGAGCATGGTGTGGATTTTGTCCTTGGTGGGTGCTGGGTGTGTGGACTGCGGTCCGGTCTCGTGTGGGTGCTTTCGGGAGTTGGTGGGTGAGTTACAGGCGTGGTTTTTGCCGCCTGGTTGGCCCGTGGAGCGATTTTTAGGGGTTCCCGAGGGTCTTTGTACCGGGGAGGGGTTTTTGATTGCTCAAATTCTTGCTGTTGGTCCAGCCCATGGTTTGGCGGATTTGGTTCATGCCTCGGTGTGCGGTGGCGGCGTTGTCGGTGTGGTTGCAGACGGTGGTTCCGCGGTAGCCGTCGGTGTCGCACAGGTGGCAGTTGGCGATGGCTTGGGCGCGGTGTTCGCGGGCGAGGCGTGTTTGGTGTTCGGCCCAGAGTTCGTCGGGGCGGGGGCCTGCGGCTTGGCGTTCGTCGGCGTGGGGGTCGTGGGGGTCGCGCATGGGCGGGATTCTGCGAGCTGTGGGTGCGGGTGATGGCGTGGATCCGGTGTGGGGTGGCCTGTGGATAACTGGATTTCGGTTCGGCGGGTGCGGGTTTTTGGCTCCGGATGTGGTTTGGATGCGGGGTGTTCGGGCTGCCCCCCCTGCGCGCGTTGCTCAACGTGAGTACATGCTCCGGAGGTAAGTAGTTCTCCGTTAGTCCGTACGTACGTACGTGGGAGTCCTTGAACGGATCTCCGTTTCGGATCTCCGATCGGACTCCGATTCGGATGCGTGTTAGGTGTTTCGCCAGCATCCGCATTCCTTCCCGTGCCACCGGACGCAGTTGGCTTTCTTCGACGCGAGTTCTTGCCTTGACCTGCGCTCACGGGTCTCGTCGTCGGACGGCTGGAACTCCAGCCACCCGTTGATTTCCCACCCTCCCGGTGCGATGTGCCACAGTCCAACGTCGACGAGTTCGGTGGCGTCGGCTTTGGTCGCGTGGATGAACGGCAGCGCGGTAGCGGGGATGTATCCGTCCGTTCCGTGCTGTCCGCAGTAGGCAAGTGAGGCCACGTAGACGAACGCGGCGCGCCATTTTTTGCGTGCGGCGAGCTCCAGAATCTTGGGGTTGGAGGCGAATTGGGTGTCCAGTCGGACCCATGGCAGACCCACGGTTACCGTCCTCCATCGTTGTTGGCGGGTGTCTCAGCGGTGGTTGCGCCGGTGAGCATGGCGTCGATCTCGCCGAGGTCGTAGCGGACGGTGCGGCCGACCTTGTAGCCGGTGAGTCGGCCTTGGGCGCGCCAGCGGCGTAACGTGTTTCCGCTGACGCGTGCGTAGTCGGCGGCTTCCTGCTCGGTCGCCCAACGACGTTCCGTCATCGGTTCGGCTCCTGATGGGAATTGGTGGCTCATGGTCGGGGCTGGAAGTTAGGCCTTGCGGGTGCATTGGCGTCCTCGTCCCAGGTGGGGCATTCGGGGTGATGGCCTTGGGTTTTCGGGTGCCAGCCACACAATTCGCAGCGGCCCATCGCGATCAGCTCGGCGCGGGTGAACAGCAGCCGGATCTTCGGGTCGGTCATCGCGCAGTTGTCCACATGCACTCGGTGGTCAGCACGTGCCGGCCGTCGTCGAGCTTGATGACCGCAACACCTGGTTGTTCGGCGTCGTCGCGCACGATTTCGCCGCCGATGGTCACCTCGGTGTCGTAGTGGAAGCACACCGTGACGCGTTGCCCGAGATAGCTGCCCTGTTTCGGGAAGCAGTACATGCCGATGTTGGGGACGCTGCCCATCAGGTTCTCCGTTCGGGTCGTGATGTGAGGTGCCATTTGCCGCAGCCACAGAGGTAGGCACGTTCGGGCCGGTAGGGGGCGTGGTCGTAGTTCCAGTAGCGCAGCGTCGATTCGGCGTGCTCGCGGCTGTTGAACGCCAGCTTGTTGGGTGTGGGGCACCGCTTGCCTGTCGTGGACGTGCGGGCCGCGCGGCGGCGGGCTTTCGATCGGCGGGGACGGCTACGGCTCACGGCTTCCCCGCAGGCGGATCCGGGTCAGGCATCTGAAGGGTGAACAGGCGCAGCAGGTCGCGGAATTGGTTGAGGCAGTTCACGCTGACGTCCCGCACCAGGGTGTCGATGCTGTAGTCATCGGCGATTCTGTTGGCGGCCTCTCCTGCGAAGTTGGCGGCAGCTTCCATGCCGTTGCGTACACCGTCAGCGTGTGCGGCCCACCAGAGCTGGCCGACCTGTTCGGCGATCGCGTTGGCGGCGGCGAGCGCCTTGCTTTCGGGGGCGTCGGGGTTGGTCACCGGATCACCGGTCCTGAAGTTCGGTGTTGACGATCTGCATGTGGTCGTAAAACCAACGCTCTTTGTCCGCGTCGGTCCACAGGCCCCAGCCGTGCATGGTGCCTCGGCGGCTGAGCGTTTCGGCGTCACGCGCTGTCACCAAACGCTCCGCCTCGTCGGACCGAATAAGTTCGGCGCCCTGCAATCTCGTCGACGCGCCCACCACACGCGCGCCGTCGAGCACCACGTAGATGTCCATCAGTTCTCCTCCTCGAAGGGTGGCTCGTATCCGGGGCAGTCACATCGCCCGCGCGGGCCGAGGATCGCGTGGCAGCGGCCGGCGTGTTCGGGGTCGTCGTGTTGGAGGCCGTAGCACTCACAGAGCGCGCAGGGGGTTTCGTCGTAGTTGATGGGCTCAGGCATTGAATATCGGATCCATCTGCGCTTCGAGGGCTGCGCGGCGGGTGGCCGCAGCGGTCTGCGCGTGGTGCTCGCGGTCGTAGTGCAGGTGGCAGCCCTGGCACATGGCACGCAGGTTGTCCTCGGCGCAGTCCTCGGGTATGTGGTTGAGGTGGGCGACGGTGAGCACGACCTTGCTGCCGGTCCCGTATGCGGGCTGTCCGTGACGGTTTGGGCAGCGGCCGGTGTGTGTACCGCGGCCGCACTCGCCTTCGCACTCACAGCGGCCCTGGGCGCGCTCAAAGCGGATTCGTTCGCTGATCTGTTTCCAGTCACTCGGATAGCGGTCGCGGTTCTCCGGGCGGATCGGCATCAGCCCTGCCACCTCCCGACGTAGGTGATCACCAGTCGACCCCGGCGGCCGCGGCGAGCATCGCGCTCGATCACGGCGGGCTGACTCGGAAGTGTGAGATCGAAAGCAAGCTGCTCGACGGTCATGACCCGACTCCGAGCGAGTCGGCGACAACACCGACGAGGTCTCGCGCGGCCGGTGGGGTGACCGCGTTGCCTGCCTGGCGCACCTGCTCACGCCGGTTTCCGAGGATCCGGTACTCAGCGGGGAAGTCCATGGCGCGGGCGATCTCTCGCGGCTCCAGCATGCGGAACAGGACGTCGTCGACGTTGATCGTCGGAGCGTCAAGCAATGCGTGCGTCTCAACTGTCGTGACGGTCGCCAGCTCGCGATCTGCTGGCCGAGTGCCACCGTTGCCGTAATAGCTCGTGATCAACGGCTTCGGCTCGTGCCTGTACCAGCGTCCGGCGAATACGTCGGCCCGAGTTACGTCGCCATGGTCCACGGTCACCAGGCCGTGGTGCGTGCCCGACGCGGTCAGCGTGGCCAGAGGCTCACTCACCGGCCGGTGCGTGGACCCACCGCCGCGCAGCTCCGCGATGAACGCCAGCCCGGTCTCGTTGCGGGTCGTCATCGTTCGGGTCGGTTGATCTACCGGCGCAGCCTGCTTACCGTCACGCCCCTCCACGGGCACTGCCAGACCGAAGTGATTGCCCGCGGCGGCCACCGTCTGCAGCGGCACATCGACACCGCGAACTCGATACTCGTGGCGGTGCTCGGTGATGAACGGTGCCCAGTACCGCTGAATCCCCGCCTCGATGCGGGCCAACGTCTTGGCGGCCAGCGGCTTGGCCCGGTCGCCGATGCGCTGGCCAAGGTGCGACCAGTCGATAATTTCGGCCGCCGGCCGGAACGATGGTTCGAGGATCTGGTTGCGGCACTTCACCGACGGGCAGCGGTACACATACTGGGCGCGGTACCGTCCCCACGGCGCGCGATCGGCCCGCTTCCACACCTGCATGGCGCGCACGGGCCCGCACGTCGGGCAGACCGCCGGCGGCCGGGTGACCCGGTCGAGGTCGGGGCGCGGGTTGTCCTTGCGCCAGAACACCACGTACATGCGGTCCCGTGACTGCGGCGCCCCCAGCCCGAACGCCTGCGCGTGCATCGAGTTCAGGAACACGATGTGGTGCTCGTAGCCCAGCGAGTCCATCGCCATCAGCCACGCCTGGAACGGCTGCCAGTGCCACGCGTCCACGACGTTCTCGACGATGACGGCCTGGTAGTGGTGCGCCTCGGCGAACCGGGGCACGTCCCACATCGTGGCACGGGACCGCTCGGCCGCCGCGTCGGGCAGCACCTCCCCGAACAGATCGGGCTGCGAGTCGACGCGCTTGCGGCCCTTGGCCACCGAGTGATTCGTGCACTCCGGGCTCGCCCACAGGATGTCGGTGCGCGGGAACCGGCGCGGGTCGATCTGCGACAGATCGGCGCACAGGTGGTCGGCGTCCGGGTGGTTCGTGTTGTGCGTTTCGACGGCCAGGTCCCAGTGGTTCGACGCGACGCGAACCTCCACACCGGGGATCTCGATCGCGCCAGTGCTCGAACCACCAGCGCCGCAGAACAGATCGGTGAGAGTCAGCATCAGGCACCCTCACGTTTGATCTTGGCCAGAACCGAATCCGTCAACGTCTGCAGGGTTTCCGCGACCCAGGACAACGGCTGATCCGTGCGAAACCTGACTTGACCGTCCGGGTAGACCAGGATGGCTAGCACCGTCTCATCGGTGTCGATCACCTCGACCTTGCGATCGTCCATGGACCCCATCACGCACCGGCCTCGATGATGGCCAGGACAGACTCCGCTACCTCTGCCGCGATCATCTCGGCGCGGGTGGGGGCGGCTCCGTGGCCTTGGCCGCGCGAGATCAAGTCGCCACACAGTTCGCGTACATCGTTGATCGCCTGGGTCTGACGTTCGGCGAGCTGCTTGGTGGCCAGCACCTGGTCAGCGCCAGCGATGATGCCCAGCACTGCGCCCCGATCGATCGCGGCCAAAGCGCTTGCGATACCGGCGTCGTAGCGGGCCGGGACCTCGGGAATCTCGCCGACCGGTTCCAGACCGTCCTCTGTTGCATTCATGCTGCTCTCCCAGTGGATTTGCGCTGCTTGCGTGCTCGGTAAGCACGCGAGTTGTCGCGGTCGCATGTTTTGCACGCGCGACGCTTTCGCCCGTTCTTCTTGGTTCTCACCGCGAGGTTTTCACCTTCGAGCAGATGCCCCCGATCACAACGGGTTCGGCTCGCCTCGTAGTGAGTCCCGTGGCGCACCTGGTCGTCGTTGTTCTCCGTGTAGGTGCCCCACGCGAGGTTCTCGATGGTGTTGTCGCTGGGGTCACCGTTCAGATGCCGAGCCACTGAGCCATCGGGACGAAGGCCTGCGAACGCCGCCAGCACCAGCAAGTGGACATCTGTCTGTGTCCGTCGTTTGTTCGGGCCGTAGAGCCCGACGACGGGATAGCCGTGTTTGCGAACGAACGGCGTGAGCACACGGCCGCGTCGAGTCTGCAACGCACCGGTGGCCGTTCTGACGGTCCGGTCAACTGACCGAACCTGGCCCCGATTCGAAACCTCATAGTGCCCTTCCCATCCCGGCACCGGACGCCACTGCTCAGCCATCGCTAGCAACCTGACGCTTGCGGTTCGGCGTGGGGCACCCGGTCCAGCTCGCCGGCCCACGTCTTCGCCGAGTCCAGCGACGCGAACGCCTTCCCCTCGCATGGGATGGCGAGCATGCCGAGCCCATCATGGCCACGCCCCTGCAGAATCCACTCCGGCCCGACCCGTTCAACCGAGTACGTGCCACGATCACCGAACGCGGTCAACACGCCCACCATGTGGGGGTGGCTCTTCCAATTCAGCATCAGCCGATCTCCTCCTGGATATGAGCGCGGTGCCCGTGCCGGCGGCCAGTGATCAACGCCAGCAAGTCATCGAGCGTCATGTGGACCCAGAACTTGCCGGGATCCGTTGTGCCGTTGCGCTTATGGACCACTACGCCCACCAACGCGCCATCATTGTTGGCCTCCACCGCGGACTCGCCAGTCCACTCCGGCAGCTTCAGGCCGGACACCCGTTGGCACTTGGTGCAGTCCTCGTGCTTGACGTCCTTGACCTCGATGGCGACCCGCTGGCCATGCACCCGCACCCCAGCGATATCGCCACGGTCTTTCGCGCCGGTCTTCACCCGGCGATCGATCCGGTCATCATCGAGGGCCTGAGCGAGGTAGTCGGCCACCGCACGCTCAGTGCGCGAGCCGGCCGCCTTCGCTGAGGCGCGGGCGCGGCCCATCTAGCGGCCCACGTTCGACGCGTACACCGGAACGCCCAGCTGCTCGGCCAACTCGCCAGTGACGTGCACCCAGGCGTCGCGCACACGGTGCTCATAGGGCTGCGGGAACAGTCCCAGGTACAACTGGCCCTGGTTGATTCGAAGCCGCAGCCAGCACTTCACCTCCACCTGCGGGTAGTCCTCGAACGGCCGTGCGCTCATGGTGATCTCACGGGGGACCTCCAGCGGCCTGGTCGATGATCCAGCCTTCGCCGATACCTCTTCCGAGTAGGTGAGGTACTGGCTGCCCGTGTCGCGGCGGATCTTCGATTCGAATGACCCTTTGGAACTGGTGCGGACGCTGTCCACGATCTCCATCAGTTCCGCTGCGGGGTGGGAAATGATGAGGTGGCCAGCCGCTTCGATCAGGTCACCGAACTCGTCCTGGGTGTGGAACTGTCCGTCAGCGGTCGCACGCATGGTCGCCCAGTCGGGGTCCGGCACGAAGCGCAGGATCAGGCGGTCACTGCGGCGTGTGTAGGCGTCGGCTGCGTCGGCGGTGAGTTCGTCGTAGACAGCGGTGATCTCGCCCTTCTGCCGATTGCCCCACACAGTCGACACGCCATTGAGCAGCGGGCGGCGGTCGATCTCAGCGAGGAATGAGGCGGTGTCGGTGACGACTCGGTCGGTCACGGTGCGGGGTGGGAATGCGTTCGGCGCTTCAGCCCGCACGTCGATGACCTTGGTTTCAAGGCCGTTCGCGCCGTTCGCGGCGATCAAGCGGAGGTGGCCGTCGGCCCCCCATTCATCGTCGATAATGGTGTGCGCCGGCAGTTCGAGAATCTTGTCAGACATGTTGTGTTCAGTTCCTTTTCGGTGACGGTGTGATGGGTTTCGACTACTTGATGCCGTAGAACAGTCCGGCGTTGTCTCGGGACAGATGACCTTCGCCGTCGGCGAAGAAAATCGTTCCGGCGGGATCCTTGACGGGCTTGCCGGTTACGTCGGCAATCACCTGCACCGCCCCGGATTCCAGCGGGTTGACGGTGATTTTGATGCTGACGGTGCCGCCCTTTTTGTTGTGTGTGAGAGCGGCCTCAACAACTTCATGCAGGGCGTTGGACGCTTCCTGCTGGACGCGGCCCTTATCGAGCTGGGTGAGCACCACGACGAAGTCGGTGACATCTCCGGGGGCGAGCTCGGTGCCTTCTTTCTTGTCGGCCTCTGCATCGGACATGATGGGTTCCCTTCTGGTTGTGTTGGTTACAGGCGGTCGCCTGTGGCGGTGCGGGTTTCGATGACTGGTCCGGTGAACGGGACTTTCATGCGTCCGGCCCGTCGAACACGGCGATCGCGCGGGCCGCCTCCTCGAACGTCAAATCCGCAGCGCGCTTCGCCTGCACACCAGCCGCCTCAGCCAGGAACGAGAACCAATCGGCGTCGGTGTACTTCTCGGCCTTCTGAATCACAGCCAGACGATCGAGCTGGTCCTTGGACGCCATCTGCACGTCAGGTGCCGACCCGGTGGGCGCGTTCACCACGACCGTCTCACGTTCAGGCTGCTCGCTGACCACCTCGTCGACCGGCTCCCCGATCACCTCACCGTCAATGTGCGTCGGAGCGTCGATCGCGCCCGGCGACAGGTCCATTCGCACGCTGCCGTCGTTGTCCATCGCCCGCTGAACCTCGGTAGACTTCGGCATCAACGCCATCAGCCGCAGCAACATGGTCTTGCGGGCCATGCTCTCGAAGTGATCCCGCCACGGACCGATGACCTCACCCTGACGGTTCTTCGCCATCGCGAACCTGTCGCGGTGGTCCTCCATCTGCTTCAGGGTCATCGGATCAGCCAGCGCAGTCCCACCATTGGCCAGACGCCCAACGGCGTAGAACAGCCGCGCCTCACCAGGTTCGTCGTGCCCCAACATGAAGTACGGCGTGTGCTCGAACTCGTCCTCGCTGAGGCCGTACTTGATCTCGAACTGATCGTTGGCGTACACCGTTCGCGAGTGCAACGAACCGATCCGATCCGACCTCTGACCAAGATCGATGAAACCCTTGTAGCCGATGATCAACTGGGCGCGCTGCTCACGACTCTTGCCGTCCCAGAACGGAAGAATCCACGCATGCCCCAAAGCGCCGACACCTGGCCGCAAACCCAACTGGGCGCATGTCATCGCCGCCCCGATGATCGACAACGACCCGCCAGGAGTACTCGCCGCCTCAGCCAACTTCGGTGTCCGAGACACACACGTCATGACGTCGCGGATCAGCTGCACGGCCTCACCGCCACGCGGCATGGCGCGCTGAAATTGCGCCTCCATCTTCGCCAACTGCTTGTTGAACGACTCGCCCTCGCCTTGCTGCTGCACTGCCTGCTGGGCGCGACGCGCTAAATCTCTTGCCATGATGCTTATTTCCCTTTCGGTAGATAGATGGAGGTCGCCTGATATCGGCGATACAGTTCGGGTTCCTCGGCCTTGAGCCGGTCACGGTCAATCACTTCGACCTTGTGCAACCAACCAGCGTCGTCCTGTTCCTCACGAAACGCCTTCTCGCGGAACTGTCCCCGCCGGAGAGCCACCAGCTTGCGACCGTCACCGTCGGTGATGGCGTCGGCGCCGCGTAGATGGGCGGTCAACTGATTCACCGCAGCAGCCTTGGCTTCCTTGGCGGCCTTCTCCGCGTCGAGCGCCGACCGATACGCCGCCATCGCAGCCTCCACGGCAGGAATGTCCTCCGCCACCTCGACCACGTCGTAGCGGCGTGGCCACTGCGCCGCGATCGCCTCTGCAGTCGCGTCCGACCCATCGATCGGCGGCGCGACGTCGGGAACGATGTAGGTGTCCCAAAGGTGCTGCTCAGCGGCGTTGATCGTGGCGATCAGGTCGTCGTCACGCGGGATGTACTCCCAGCGCAGACGGTTCCCGCCCACAAGGCCGGCCACATACGCGCCGTCCGCGCCCGTCACGGCCATGCCGTGCTGCACCTGCAGCTCGGCGTGATCGGGCACCTGGTCATCCCAATCGTGCGCGAGCCACGCGCTGGCGTTCTTGATCTCCACCAGCGCGTTCTGGGCGAGGATCAGTCCGTCAGGGTTGTAGAGCTGCCAGGGCCGCTGCAGCGAACGCAGCGTTGGGCATTCGACGATCTCGACACTGAGACGGCGGGCCAGCTCGGCGCGAATCACCGGCTCAAGCAGCGTGCCCCACATCATGGCTTCGGTCTCGTCGACTGGCCGGGACTTACCGGTCTTGTCGGCCCACACCGAGAACGGCGACCCGTACTTGCCCATGCCGAGAACTGCCGAGCAGTCCGACGACCCGATGCCCGTGCGCCGGAGTTCCAGCCACTCGTCGCGATCGGTGTAGTGGCCGGCCAGTTCGGCGTGCTCTGCCCAGAACGGTTCCGTGCTCACCGGCGTCCCCCGATCTCGTCGCGGGCGTCGTCGCGGTCACCGATCACGCCGAGCGCTCGGCGCGGCGCGTCCACCGCGGCGGCGCGCTCCGCCTCGCTCATGTCGTTGACGGCGCGCCGCCACTCGTCATGCTCATGCGGGTACATCGCGTTCACCTCTTCGGGTTCGTGCCACCACTCGTCGGCAGCCCACTCGTCGGGATCAACATCGGGATATGCGCGGAATCCCCACGCCAGAAACGCCAGGGCGCACAGGATTCCGGCGATTACGAACAGTTCACGCCACAGCAGCACAAACGCCGCCCACGCGATCACGGCGAACACCCACGCCGCGATCCACAGCGCGCGCGTCATGACGCCGAACCCATCAACGGCAGCACCCTCGCGATGCACTCGGGGCAGAACTTCGTGATCACCGCGAACAAGTCCGGGTTCCCCATGAATGACCAGTAGTGGCCGCAGCGGCGGCATTTCGCGGCGCTCATGCCGACCTCGAATCGAAGTACTCGCGCCGGGCGAACCTATGCGCGGTGCTGCACCGATCGCACGGCGGCGTCTTCTCCGAGAGGTGCCGGCGATAGCCGCTCTCAGTGCCGTGCTGGTAGCCGATGTACTCAGCAGTGGGCGACAACCCCACGGACTTCGCCATCCGCACATCACCGCCCCACACCCCGCGATACTCGTTCGCACCGCGAGCTCGGCATTCAGCCTTGACTGGGCAGTCTGAGCAGATCTGTTGCGCGAGTTCACGCTTGCGGCTGTCGAACCAGATCTCAGGGTCGCGGCCAACACAGGCAGCACGGTCCATCCAAGCGCTGCTCATCGGACACCGCCCGTACCACGCTCGGCCGGATACGCTGCCGCGTCCTGGGCAGCCTGCCGCGCGTCGGCGGGGCACCACACCGGCCTCAACCTGGGCGCGGGCAGCTCGTCGCACAACTCCTCCATCAGGTCACACGCCTCATCAACCAGGCGTGGCTCACCCGTCAGCAGCAGCGAGATCGCCCGCGTCACACGCGTATCCATCGTCATCGGATGACCGCCTCGTACGTGGCTTCGAAGATGTCCGGCTTGCACGGGTAGAACTCGCCTTGGGCACCGCGGATGATCCAGTCACCGATGGTCACGCTCACCCATGTGTCGTGCAGCTCGTCGTAGACGACGGCGGAATAGCCTTCGGCGATCCTGCGATCTACCTCGTTGTTGGGGGTGATCTCGCCGTCTTCGTCGTACGCGTTGAACACCTCGTACGAGTCGTCTTCGCCGAGCACCATGAATTGCGTGATGTGAACGGTGCAACCGAAGCGCTCGCCTTCACGAATGGTGAACTCGTAGAGCTCTTCGGCGCGGTGGTCGCTGCCGTCCCACTGCAACGCTGTGACCTCAACGGGCTTCTTGCGGAACTTCTGTGGCGCGCTCACCGGATCACCACCGATCCGGTCGGCAGCCAACCCGGCTCGTCAGGCAGCACGTTGTGGTCGAACACCACGTACTCCTCGTACCGCGACACCGTGTCACCCACGAGGTAGCCACCGGTGCAGGACCACCGGTAGCAGGACACCGGCACGTAATGCGCTGGAGTCCAATACTTCCGCGACCTGGTCCAGCTGCCGTCAGAGCGGCGCGGGGTGTCACAGATCGTGCGCTTCTGCCCCCAGTTGAGCAGGCCCGGCGCCGAGATCGTCTCGCAACCGACGCCCGGGGCAGCGTCGGCGTGCGCCGCGTAGGCCATGCCCGTGCCGGCGAGCACCGCACCAGCGGCGACCGCGGCCAGGGTCCGGCGCACCGTGCGCTTGTGGAACGTCGGCCGCCTCATGCGGACAACCCGGCGTCTGTGGCGGCTGCTTCCACGGCGGCGAACAGCTCCCGCCACTTGGTCAGCGACATCGACAGGTAGATGTGGCCCATGTGTACGTTGATCTCGTCATCGACCGTGACACGGAAAGTAGGGTCTTCATCCGACGTTGTGACGGAGGCGTAGACGCGGGTCCGCTTCCACTCCGCAACCTCGGCTTCCACCTGGTTTACTAAGCTGTTATCGGGCACTGGTTTTCCTTCCATGGTGTGTTGCTGGTGTCTGGGGCCTCGCGCTGGTGACGCAGCACGGGGCCCTACTTCTTGCGGGAGATGTGGAAGTCGGCCAGCAGATCGCTGGCGATCTGTGTGTCACTCGCGGTTCCGCCCCAGCCGTCGTCTTCGGAGGCCCTGCGGCTTGCGGTGATGTGCGCGGCCAGATCCTCGTGCGACACCTCGGCGCGCGGCCACCGGACAATCGCCCGGTCGGGGTGCTTGTACGAGACGTGTTCGCCAGGGTGACCGGCCGGCAGCTCGCAGAAGATCGGGTGCGCTGGCGCGATCGGGAGGTCAGTGCCGGGTAGGTACTCCCTGCACTCCGGCAGTTCGACCGGCGGTAGCGGGCTCTGCGGCTCACTCGACCGCGGCAGGTCGAGATCCTCGACGTCCATGAACTCGTCCGACACCCCGCCATCGGTGATGCCGGACGCGTCGAGAAAGTCGCCGGCCTCCCGCTCCGAAAACCCGGCGCGCCGCTCGGCGAAGGCCTCCTGGACGGCGTCGATGAAGTCAGCTGCGCCGCGCAGGAATCCGGCGATCACGGCTTGCCCCCACACGCCGCGGCGATGCCGTCGGCCACGTCGTCGCGCAGCTCGGCAAGTTCGGCCTCCAGCTCGTCGACCCGCACCCGCAGCTCATCGCGCTCGTCACGCGCCTGCATGGCGTCGGCCAGGTAGTGCTGAATCTCGGTTCCGAGCGCGACATTCGCCGCCGACAGGTGTCGCAGCATGCCAGCGAGGTTCTCGATCAGCGGCCGGTCACCCTCGGATACCTCGTGGTAGGCGCGGTCGATCAGGCGGGCGAGACCCTTGGCCGCCGTCCTGGCGTCGACCTCGATCTGGGTGAGTTCGTTGTGTGCGCTCATCAGGCTGCGCCTTCCTCGTGCGCTGCGATGAACCGATCCACCTCGGCACGAGTCACCAGACGGCGCGAACCGACTTTCACCCAACGCAATTCGCCCCTGTCGAATAGCCGGTAGACAGTCGCGACGTGGACCCGCAACAACTCCGCGGTCTCCGGAATCGTGAGCAGCAGCTTGTCCAACAGGGCGCTCATGACTTGTCACCGTTGGCACCGAGTTCGGCGTCCATGATGTCCATCACAAACGGCATCCCCGCCTGCGTGATCATTGTGAGGTCTTCGCTTGCGACGCTGCGGTTCTCATCCGCGTACGCAGCTTCAGCCGCGCGATGCAGATGCGAGAGGTCCGTCATATCGAGTGCGACGATGTACACCTGGCCGTCACGCCCTGCCACCGTGGCGTACACGCCTTCACCGGGCACTGGCTCGTAGCAGTACACGGTGCCGTCCAGCACATTCGACTGCCTTGCGGTGTCCTTACTGAAAGTCGTCATGGCTACACCAGCACCCCGGCGATCTTCCGAATGGCCTGCGCCCCAGGAGGTGTCACATACAAGGTCTGTCTGACCTGATTGTTGTGATGACGGGGAGCGTTGTGCTGCGGGATTAGACGGAAGTGGTGTTTCCAGTCGGCATAGGCCCGCCACTCGTACTCATCCACCAGCTTCCCGGCCTTCCGTGAGAATCGGCGGCCGATGAACTTGCGGTAGATGCGCTTCTTCTCGACCAGCAGTTCCCGCAGCTCGGTTTCCTTCATGTTGATCTGGTTTGCGAGGGTGCGGAATGTCAGGCAGTCGTCGGGGGACACGAAGTCATCGACGTACTCAGCTTTCGGTTCCAGCTCGCGCGCATAGGCTTCAGCGGCCTCGCGGGCTTCGACTTCACGCGCGTAGGCGCGGAGCGCTTCGGGGAGCGTCTTGGGCACCTGAGCGTCGAGGGAGTAGCCGCCGGTCTTGCGGATCTGGGGCAGCACCTCGCCGGTGATCCAGCGGCGGAACTTGACAGCCTCTGGCTTGTCGGAGCGGATGACGACCTCATACATGCCCGACTCGTTCACGATGGTCACGGCGCGGCGTTGCCCACCGGAGCTGATCTCAGCCTGACTTAGGGCAGCCGGGTCGATCCGTTGGGCGACAACCGACGGGTTGCTCAGACCGAGGACCTTGCACAGGTCTGCCAGGACGAACCACGGGTCGCCGTCGATCACCACGACACGGACAGCCGTCTCGCCGTACTCAAACGGAACCAACTCGTTGGATAGGTTGTTCATGCTTTCGCCTTTCCAGAGGGGTGGGAGCCACCGGCGGCGGGCAAGTTCTTGGCGGGACGACCCGCCGCCGGTGCCGGAATAGGAGAGGGAGAAGAGGGATGAGAATCGCGGTCACGCACGGCGGCGTCACCTACGACGTCGCGGATACGCCGGAGAACCAAGATGCGCTGCGAGAGGTGGGGGAGCTTGTTTCCGAGGGCCGATCGGAGAATCTGATCCTTTGAGTTGGCCGACGGCGGATCGGCGATCCTGGTGATCGGACCCGCCATTCCACTCGGAGTGGTCTACCGAGACTGATCGTCTACGGGCGCGGGCAGCTTTCGCCGCCCGCTCTTCGGCCAGTGCGAACGCGGCGCTCATGCCGGCACCTGACCCTTGCGCTGCTTTCTGTCTGCGCAGACAGCTGACGCCGAAGGCGTGGACACATCATCATGGGCGACGAAGAGGTCCTCCCAATGCCGATCGAGCCTGCCTGCTAGCGCCAACGCGAGGTCTTCGGAGATGTTCTTGAGCTGACCGGTTTCGATTTTATGGATCGTGGTCTGAGTCCGGCGCACAAGATGACCTAGGTCGCGCTGCGAATACCGCTTCTCTTTGCGTGCCCGCCGCATTGCGGCCGGGTCTCGGACTTCCATCCAGCAGTCCCTCCTGATCAGTGGCGGTCGTCGCCGTACTCGCATCATCGTGCCTCCCAGTTTTCAATGTGTCAACTGTCAGCGCAGACGGTAACACTGCGGTTTTCAAAACGTCAACCGTCAACTGGGTCGACTGACGTGCCAGTATTGATTTTCTGGTTTTCATGCCGACTGACGCGTCGGTGGTACACCAAATATGACCTGCGGAAGGTTGGACCTCGTGAACGCACCGACATTGCGCGACCTGCTCCAGCAGGCGATGGACAAACGGGCACAAGCCGCGTTACCCATCGACTACCGCGCAGTGGAGCAGGCGGTAAAGGACGAAGAGAAGGCGCGGCCCCGCGGCCTAGCGTTAAACCGCACGACCATCTCTCAAATTCTTAAAGGCACCTACAAGAAGGTGCCCGAGGATGGCACCATCCGAGCCATCGGATGGCTTGCTGGCGTCCCCGACGAAGTTGCGTTCACTGCGGCAGGTCATCGCCCCCAAGGGCCTCCGTTCGCAACGGAGCTACCGCAAGGCATCAATGACCTGTCACCGACAGAGAGACGCGCAGCACTCGAAATGCTCCGTGTTCTCGTGGCACAACGACAGGTGATCAACCGCTATGAAGCCATACTTGCTTCTCATCAGACCGCGCCGCCGGGAACATCGGATGAAGCGCCGCAAGACCAGGAGGTGACACCCCCTCGTGAGGGAGGTGCGCTTCTCGACTTCACACCGCCTGACGTCGACGACCTCGGCGTGGCCGCGCAGAAAGGCACTTCACTCGGCCGGCGGTTAAGGGACGCGCAGGACCAGGACGCAGAAGATCTGGATGAACCAGAGGATGATTCGCCTTGATCGCCCCGAAACAGCCCAGGCACTCAACATTCTTCATTGACGAGTCTGGAGCGAAGGCAAGCGCTGGGACGTTCTTCGTGGTGGCGGGCGTCAAGCTGCTGCAGCCTGGGCGGCTGCAGCGGCGGGTTGAGCAACTCCGTCATGAGGAGCGCTATACCGAGGAGTTCAAGTTCTCTCGCATCAACCGCGACAGGCTCCGCGTATTCCGCCGGCTAGTCGAAGTCGTGGCCGAATCCGACGCCCGGCTGGTTGGGGCGGTAGTCGACCGATCGCAGATTGAGAATCCGTTCAAGAGCGGCGATGAAGAGTGGCAAGTTCATGCGAGGATCGCCGCCCAGGTGCTCGCTGGCAACATCGCGAACGGTGAGCACGCGGCGGCGATTCTGGATCACCGCTCCACGAAGCCAAACGTTTCGTTCGGCGACACCGTCCGATCAATGGCGAACCGTCGAATGAAGTCGGCTTGCCTGGTGAGTGCGGTGACCGTCGATTCTGAGGCAAACGACTTGCTGCAGGTCGCGGACTTAGTGGCTGGCGCGATATGCAACCAGCGCCGCGACCCTCATCCGGCCACGATCGGCCACAAGGCACGGGTCGCGACGGACTTAGCGCAGGCGTTCGGCGTCCCACACTTCTGCGAGGACGTGCGCAGCGGCCGTGTCAACATCAAGACGATGACCAGAATGGGAAGAGGGCGCCAGCCAAGCTGACGCCCTCTTCACTGAAGTATGTGAACGGCCCTCAATTCCCGTTCGGATTTTTCACACGGACTGTGAGCCCGATATCTCTGGCCCGTGCGCGCAACTGTGAGCCCGAAGCTCTGGCTGCACCGCCGAGAATAGCATCGCGCCGATTCCCCCGGCAAGGCTTCCCTCTTTTTAATATTTGGCAATTACAGGCGTGTAATTCCTGGTCAGGCCGTGTTTTGTCGGTGGCCTTTCCTACATTTTCCACTCGTGTGGAACCCGTGGGCAGAGGCTGGCCAGCGGTGGCGGCAAATCCAGATCGTGTGGTGGCAAGAACTTCCAGAAGGAGTGCGCGGGCTGGTCCGGGACGGCACCATCTGGCTGTGCCGCACCCTTACTCAGGCCGAGCGCCGCAGCACTCTCACCCACGAACTGGTCCACCTGGAGCGCGGCATCCCCCATCACCGTTACCGCGAGAAGGAGGAACGTGCGGTCGATGTCGAGACCGCCCGCCGCCTCATCCCGCTGTCAGCCCTCATCGACGCACTGCGCGAATCCCGCGACCCCGCTGACCTCGCGGAAGTTCTGTGGACCGATGAGCACACCGTCACCGTGCGGCTGGAGGCCCTCGACCCGCTTGAGACCGCCGAAATCGAACACGCGCTGGAGGATGAATGGCTGTGGATCCCCTGACCGAGCAGGAACCCCTCCGCACGAAAGGACGAGCTGATGGCTGAACGTCGGCAGCTGCCCCCACAGATCAAGCGCGTCGAACTGGCAGCGCGCCGCGGCGGCCGGCCCGTCGTGCGCTACCAACTGACCGTCGACGTGGGCGTGGTCGACGGGAAACGCAAGCAGCTTCGCAAGCGGTACGCCACCGAGAAAGAAGCCCGCGACGCGCTCGACGAAATTCGCGGCCGGGTCGCACAAGGCACCTATGTGCATCCCACCCAGCGCACCGTCCGCGAAGCGTGTGACGACTGGCTGGCCGGGAAACGGGCCGCCAACCGCGCAGAGTCCACCCTTGACGGCTACGAGGAGAAGCTGACGGTGGTGATCGAACAGCTCGGCGAGATCGAAATCCAGAAGCTCACCAAACGCCACCTCGATGACCTTGTGACGGCACTGCGCGAGGGCGGCCTTCCGTCCCCTACCGGGAAGCCTCGCAAGCCTTGGTCGCCTCGGTCGGTCAACTACCTGCTGGGCCTGCTGGTCTCGATCCTGGAGTCCGAACAGAAGCAGGGCCACACGGTGCGCAACGTTGCCGCACTGGTGGACCGGATCGAGGCCAATCCAGCGCCGCCCGATCCCCTCACCGAAAATGAGGTGGAGACGCTACTGGCGCATATCGCAGGCGACCGCTACGCGATCGCATGGGAGCTCGCCCTGGCCGGGTTCCGCCTGGCCGAGATCAGCGGTCTGCGATGGTGCGACGTCGACCTCGACGCGAGAACGGTGACGGTGCAAAACACGCGCCTGCAGCGCGGCAAGAAAACGATCGAGAAAACCCCGAAGTCGCGGGCCAGCCGGCGCGAGCTGCCACTCCCCGACGACCTGTTCGCCGCCTTCAAAGCCGCCCGCAAGATTCAGGCTGCCGACCAACTGCGGCTGGGCGAAGCGTATGAGGCGAGCGGCTACGTGGTGGTGAACGAGGCTGGCGCCGCGTTGACACCGAACGCGATCGAGAACCGGTGGGCGCGGATGCTCAGGGCGGCCGGTCTGCGCCACGTCCGGCTGCACGATGCCCGGCATACGTGCGGGACGCTGATGCATCTCCGTGGAGTGCCCACGGCGCTGATCTCGGCGTGGCTCGGTCACGCGTCGAAGGCGTTCACGCTGCAGACGTACGTGAACCCCAAGCCGGAATCCCTGGTGATCGCCGCGCAGAGTTTCGCGCGAGTTGTGACAATCCGTGACAATTCCGGCTCCTGAAACCAAAACAGACCCCCCTCGAAAGGGGGCCTGACCTGGGTGGCAGGTGCAGGATTCGAACCTGCGTAGGCGTAAGCCGACGGATTTACAGTCCGCAGAATACCGACGCACGGTCTAGCTGCGCTTCGTCCAAATGTCCCCTGACCTCGAATTTCTGTTGCACGCTTTCGCCTCGTCTCGCCGGTTATCGCGCACGAGTTGTGACAACTCCGTGACAACTCCACACTGACGTCACGAGGTACCGGAACAACTGCCACGTAGGCCAACAGGGTGTCGTACGATCCTGCGCATGCTCAGGTGGTTCACAGCCTCCGCGGTCGCCGTCGGCGCTCTCGGTGCGTCCGTCATACTCGCCGCGCCCGCCAGCGCGGGATGCGAAACGCAGCCGTTCGCTCAGTACTGTGACGGCCCGATCCGGCCGGATGGCACCTGGGATCGCTGCCAAGTCGCGTTCGGGACGACCAACGCGTTCGGAGCGGTAATCGTGCCATCGACGTCGCGGTGCTATCCGATCAACCCCGCCGAACCGTGGCCTATGTTCCCCCTCGGCCAGCCGCAATATCACATCTACCCGTAGCTTCTATCGGCGGCAGCTCCGGCACGATTCACTTCGTCGAAGAGCGCCCCTCTGCCGCGTAGCTAGGGGTCGCGGCAAGAGGGGCGCTTGTTCGGGGGTTTTCCAGGTGTGGGGAGCCGCCCCGGCTGATGCTCGGTCAACGGTTCGCTGGGGCGGTCCGGTTTCGAGTGTAGGTCGGTGCGGTTTGCTGCGTGGGTGATTCGCGGATAGCGAAAGGATCGCCGCGCTGTGAGGGGGAACCGCCCCGCGTGCCGAAAGGGTTAGACGGCGCGTGGGGCGGTTCGATACCCGATTTTAGCGGCAATGTCCGCGCGGTGTGGGGGCCAGGCCGCCTGCAGCTGTCACCCCGCCCGTGGGGAACGGACGGCGGCCTGGCCGAGGCTTACTGTACGGCAAACGGCCCAGCCCTTGGTGGCTTGGTGGTGGCCCCCTCCCCCTTGGGTGGGGGTAGTGGGGAGGGGGCGGCTGGCGCGTGTCGCGGCTGTCCCGGCGGGAGGGTCGGGATGGCGTGTCGGCCAGCGCCGCAAATCTTAACGCACATGGGGCGCTGATTCGCGCCGAAATTGTGGAGGTCAACACGAACCAGCGCCGGGTATCGAGGATAGGTGGGCTCGTTTAGGCGGTGTCGAACAGGGTGGACTGTTCCAGGGTTACTGGCCGCCTCTGGGCGGCGATGTAGGGCAGGAACGTCGGAGGCACCTGTGGGCGCTTCTTCGCCAGCAGGTCAGCGACCGTGATGTGTTGCAGGCGTGGGTACTGCTGTCCGTTGGCGGGGTGGGTGAACACGCCACCATGGTTGATCGCGTCCGTGACGCCCCTTGTTGCCGGCGCGAGCGTGATGAGGACGCCCATCTGAGCTTTGCGCGCTTCGACCGCACCAGACAGTTCCCGCACCATGGCCGGGGTGATCGTTTTGCCGCCCTTGACCGACACGATCAGTTTGCCGATCTTTCCCTTACCGCCGAGCGGGAATCGCGCGATACCGTCAACGCCTTTGTCGCCCACCTGTTTCTGGTTGGGCTCGGCGTTGATCATCGATACAGCCCAGCGTTCGAAATCGAACGGCGACTTGTCGAACAAGGCGCGTGCACCTGCCAGGTCCTTCGGGATGCCGGCCAGCTCGATGGAATCGAAGATCGTCGTGTCGTAGGTGTCTTGGAGGCGGCGCTTGATGACGTCGATAGCCAGGTAGGTGATGTCGATACCAACCCATTGACGGCCGAGCCGCTGCGCGGCATCAACAGTGGTTCCACAGCCGCAGAACGGATCCAAAACGACGTCGCCCGGATCAGTGGTGAGTTTGATGATTCTCTCCAGAAGAGCGAGCGGCTTTTGCGTTGGATAACCGAGACGTTCGGCTGCGCGCGAGTTTATCGGCGGAATATCAGTCCATACGTCGCCGAGCGGTCGACCACGCTGCTCGTCAAGATAGCGCTTCATCTGGGGCACGCGTCCCGGTGCTGACTGCACAATGATGCCCGCCTCGTATGCTTGCTGCATTCGTTCTTTGGTCCACCGCCAAACTCGAGTCACCCCCAAGAACTCGTAAGTAAGATTCGGACGGTCATGGTTCGGATTGATTAGGCTGTCCAACCGATACAGTCGACCATCCTTACCGCGGTGCCGGTACTTGCGGGCAGTTTTCTCATCCAGTTCGGCCTCGTCGTACGGCGTGAAAGCTGCGGCGTCGACCCACTTCGGTGCGGATCCCTTCGCGTAGCAGAGCAGCACGTCATGGTTCGTAGGAAGCCGTGTCGATTGAAGGCTCTTGCCCGTGCTTCGTTGCCAGATCACCTCGCTGCGAAAATTCTGCACATCGAAAATCGCGTCAAGCAGAATCTTCAGATAATGGCTCATCGTAGGGTCGCAATGGAGATAGAGCGACCCGGTGGACTTGAGTACGCGGTGCAGTTGCAGAAGGCGTGGCGTCATGTTGACGAGATAGGCCAGAGCATCGCTTTCTTCCAGAAGCGTGTAGAAACCCGACAACGTATCAGCAACGCGCCGGGGCGCGGTCCCCGACAACTCCCCCAGCAGCATTGCGGTCCGGTTCGTCCAGCGCCACGTATCTTCGAATGCCTGGATCTGCGCCGCGGACTCATCCGGAGCCCTGTTCCGGCCGAAGATCACCGAGTAGTTGCGGTTCGAATTGAACGGCGGATCCAGATAAACTAGATCCACGGATTCATCGGCAACATGCTCATCGAGCACCTCAAGGTTGTCGCCGAAAAACAATCGGTTCACGCCGCTCACCACAACACCACCTCAGCCACTACGACAAGACATGACTCCTATTCGCGTCGAAGTCGAGTCCATTCCGAAATGGCTATTTCCGCTGCCGATCGTGATGTTGTTCGCGCCAGAGATCTGCGTTCATGGCGATGCAATAGGCGGCCGGCGGAAGCTCGCCACGACGTCGTAGGCGACCTGGATGCCGGTGCGGCCGTTGAACTCCGGTTTGGGCAGGTGATATTCGCCGTGCGCCTGCAGACCCGGGAGCGCGGCCAGCAGTGCGATCAGCTCGCCGAGGTTGGTCAGCACGCCGCGCACCGACAGCAGCTCGATCAGCTCGGGGTTGGGCTTGTCCTTGGCGCCGAGCACGCCGCCGATGACCGAGCCGAGCAGGCCGCTGCCCGCACCGGTGACGGCGGCCAGGATCGGCAGCGCCGCCGGGTTGGCCAGGCCGCCACCGAGGAACGGTGCCACCAGGTTCAGCAGCGCCGGGAGAATGATCTGCGCCGAGTAGACGACGAAGGGCAGCTCGGTTTCGGCGCGGATGAACCACTCGTAGAACAGCGGCCGGATCGTGTCGGTGGCCTCGGCGTAGAAGTCGCCGCGGGTGGTGACGTTGGTGATCAGCCGCAGCAGCCACGCCGGCCGGGTCTTGCGCGCGATGCCGGTCTTGTCCTTGGACGGGTTGCCGAACTGGATGATGCCGTTGAGCCGGTCGCGGATCAGCTCGAACTCGCCGCCGTCGCCGAAGAGGTGCTCGAGTGCGTCCTCGAACCCGTCGGCGGACTGCGAGTAGCCGGACACCCAGATCTCGACGTCGACGCGGGCGTTGCGGTCACGACGGCGCGCGGCCATGGCTTCGATGACGTCGGGGTTGGCGCGCAGCAGCCGCGCGAACTCGGCGGCCTGGGCGCCGATGACGTCGAGGTAGGACAACGCCGGGTCGCCGCCCATGAGACCGAGGTAGCCGCCGATCGGGTAGCCGACCGGCTGGTGGTTGAGCTTGAGGATCTTGCGGCACAGCTCGCCGAGCTCGAAGCTGGGTCCCACATTCCACGGTGCGCCCGAGCCGGGCGCGGTGTAGATCCAGATCGGTCGACGTTCCTCGGCGGGCGGCGCGCCGGCGTAGCCGACGAGCGCGGCCGTCGCCTCGTCGAACACACCGGTGATCGCGATCGCGTGGCCCGCGGCGACGAGTCGGCGTTGCATCTCGCGGGTGAACTCGGCGTCGCTGTTGCCGTAGTAGCCGTCGACCGGGCCCATGAGCGCGGCGTAGGACTCGGCGTACGCGCGGGCCCAGCGCTGCCAGTGGGTGACGTCGTCGCCGCGGGCGTCCGACGAGCCGAGCTTCAGTGGCAGGCGCGCGCTCATCAGTCCACCCACCTGACGGCCGTTGCGCCGTTGTGGCCGTGGATCTTCTCGACCGAATCGATCGAATCCCAGGTGACCGTGGACCTGTGCTCGCCGACGATCCACCGCAGTGCGACACGGCCATCCGAGAACTGCACGCCCTCCGCAACAGTGCCAGTACCTGACACACCGGTGACATCCTCGGCGCGGTGGAGAACGAACCTGCGCGCGGTCACTTGGTCACCACACCGGGCTTGCTGCGATCCTCGGTGCCGCACACCTTGTCGCGGATCTGCGCGACGGCCTCCACGAGCGTCTGGCCGCCCAGCGCATTCCATCGCATGGTGAGCTGGTCGTCTGCCGGGCCAACGATCACGGGCTTGGGTGCGGTCACGGGTGGTACCTCCTGTGCTTGGAATGACAGGCCAAGGGCGGCCAGGGTGGCGGGGCCCGCGATGCCGTCGGCGGTGAGGGCCGAACGGAGTTGGAACTGCTTGACGACCGCCTCGGTGAGCGGGCCGAACTCGCCGTCCTCGTCGAGGTCTGAGTAGGCCGGGTAGTCGCGGTTGAGGCGGGCTTGCAGCGCCTTCACGCGCTCGCCGGTGCACTCGTAGCGCGAGCAGTCGCGGCCGAGGTACACCGCGCCGGGCGCCTGCGGCTGCGCGGGCGTCGATGCGCCGCTACCGACGATCGGACCGGGCAGGTAGAACCAGTCGTGAAACAACGGGTTGTTGTAGTGGCGGCCGTTGCCGCCGACCCATTGCCCGCCGCCTGATGCGACAGTGCCGCCGCGTGATTCGATCGCGACACCCTCGATGGTGCACGCCATGTGGCTGTTCGCCCCGCCACCCGGGCCGTGCATCAAGCCGATCTTCACCGCGGCGTCGGCTGGGATGTCCTGCGGACGAGCGACTCTGATCGTGCCGAACGGGCCTCGCGAACCGGGGCCGCCGACGTAGCGGTAGGACTCGGTGCTGATGCCGTGTCGCGACCATGTCATGTTGGGGCCGTTGATGACGGCGTCAAGCGCGTGGGTGACGATGCCCGAGCAGTCGGTGGTGCGGTTCAGGTCGTTCTTCACCCACACACCGCCGTAGCCGTACGGTTTGCGGTTGCGGGGTCGGGCGATCGACCAGAAGTAGTCGACGTTGGCGCGCAGAATCGGCATGGCGCAGACGGTAGGCGCGGCCGGTGCAGCTACCGGGTGGTCAGAACGGGTGCGTGGTGTCGCGGTCGAGGATCGGGCAGCCCATGATGAGGGCACCGAGCCCTGCTGCGAAAAGGGCGATGCCCGCGGCGATTCCGCACAGCACTGCGCGCACGGCGCGAGTTGTGAAACTGTCCTCACCGGTGAGGACATCGCTGGTAACAGGTGGTGCAGCTCCGTTGCTGTTCACGACCGGCACGCTATCCCTGCCCGGTGCAATGTCAGCGCAGCTCGACATAGTCGATCGTCGGCGAAAATCGCCGTGGCCCAAGCAGATCCTTGGACGCCTGCACCACCGCGCCGAGAGACCGGAACCCCGCACCCTTCGACGCCGTACCGCCAGCGTCGTTCCACTCGACGGCGAAACTCCCGTTGCGTCGCAACGTATGCAGATTCCCCACACCACGCAGCACGATCACGTCACCGATCGCGTACGAGCCAGCGTTCGCGACGACGAGGGTGTCAGTGTTGTTGACGCGGCGCACGATCTTCAGCGTCGACGAATCCACCTGCACACCAACACCATGTGTGAAACCCGAGTTCGAGACCCGCGCGAACACCTGCGTCCTGGCCAGGTCACCGGTGAGCGACGGGCCCGCGCCCTGCGAGCCGATACGGAACTCGAGCTCGTAGTCGTCGCCCTGCGCGACCTCAGCGTTGTAGCGCACACGGCTGGTCAGCAGCGGAGCCGCAATCAGACCGTCTGGGAGCGCCAAGCGCATCTGCCCGTTGACGATGCCGGCCTTATAGTCCGACGACGGGCCATGATCGGTCCAGTCGGCGCCGAGCGTGGCCGCGTCCGGGCGGTTGAAGTCGTCACGCAACGAGGCCGCCGACCACAGCAGCACGCCGTTGCGCCACACCTGCCGAATGTCGACGCCGTTGTGGACGATGCGCCGAACGGGCCCGCTGGCGCTTGTGATCACGGCCCGACCATGTAAGTCACACCGGGAACCTGAGTCATACCGGCGAATTCGGCAGTAGTCACGAACTTGAACGTGTTCTCGATCGGTTCATCGTCTGCGTCGAATGCCTTGGACACCCCGATACCGGCCTTCGCCGCGGTCACCGAGCCGTCGTCGAGCTTGTCGGTAGTGACGGCCTGGTCATCGATGTTGATGGTCTTCACGCCGCCCTGGGCGATCTGCAGGCTGCCGACAGCGCCGTCCGCCATCTTCTCGCCTGTGACCGCCTTGTCTCGCAGCTTGGCGGTCGTGATCGAGTTGTTGACCACAACCGACGGCGCCAGTTCGGCGATCTCGGCGCGCACCTCCGGCGCAAGCTTCTCACCAGGCGGCGCGTCGCGATCCAGATACGGGATCAGAGGGTCGGCCATGCCGGAAAACGTAAACGCCTACCGTGCACCCAACATGCGTGCAGCAGCCTTGAAATCGGCCGCCACCTCTTTCTTTGAGAACCCGGCCGGACGCACAGACCCCTTGTAGCCCTTCGCGTTCACCCGCTTCGCCGCGGCGCTGTCCGGGGCGTACAGCTGGTCGAACAGCTTCTCGGTCTCGTGCTTATCCTTGCCCGCGTCGCCGGTGTGCAGCGACTCCAGCCACAGCTTCTCGGCCTCGTCGAGCACGTCGTGCATCGACGGCAGATCACGCATCGGGTCTGCGATGCCTGCCGAACGTAAACGGGTGCGCAGCGGCCGCCAGTGCGTCGCAGCGACGAGCGACAGGGTCATCACCGCGATGTAGGGGCGCGCGGTGCCCCAGGTGGCCAATGCGCGCGCGATATGACCGATGGGGGTGCCTGGCGTAGCGTCGCCCTCCACCATCGACGCCAGGACACGCTCATGCTCGCCGGGGCGCAGATGCTCACGCACGAACCGCGTCGCGTACTTCTGCTGCTCGATCAACAGCTGGTCGTCGTCTTCGTGCAGCTGCGGGTTGACCGACATCGCCAGCAGCGGAACCGCTGCGGGCCCGGGCCGGCGCGCGTGCACCGTGCCGACGTCGGGCACCTCCAGCGGCACATAGTTGACGATCGGCGGCACCAGGGCGGCGTCGCCGAGCATGTCCTCAAACCCGGGTGGCGGTTCCCACATCAGAGCTGCTGCGCCCCAGGAACGAGGATCGTGACCGTGATCGACCGGCCAGCCCACTCCGGTGTCGTGCTCGGCACGAACATGCGATCGCGGGTCGGTCTGGGCGGGTTCGGCAGCACCGCGACCGCCATCGATGACACATCGCCGGGCACGTCGCTGATCTCGGTCATGTCCTCCGGCGGTGCCTGGTTCACGGGTTCCTGCCAGGCCGCGTGCGGCACGTAGGAGACGCAGATCAGGTACTGGCCCGCGCGGTCCAGGCTCGGCGCGATGTGCCCGTCGTCGCGCTGCCACCAGTTTTTCCGCATGGCCGAGGCGAACTGCCACCCGTCCTGCAGATCGGGTGAGGCGTCGCGCAGGACGATCAGGTGAACGATCTCCTCGGCCAGCAGCCCGTTGGCGAACGTGTACGACGCGGGCTCGTCGCCGGTGGCGATGCGGTGATACACCTTGAGATGCGCGTTCTCCCAACCACCATCGCGTGAATGCACCAGCGTCCAACCGGATTGTTCGGGGTACACGTCGCTCAGCAGCCCGAACTGGTTGGCGACGACGGCCAGCATCGTGTCCCCAGCCGCGACGCCTTCAGGCACGTCGACATCGGTGCGGAACGTGTTGTTCCGTGAGTGCTCCACACCCACGAGCGTCGGCGTCGGCCGCGGTGTCGGCGGCACGACAGCAGGCAGCCCGAACAGGTCGACGAGCGTATCGCCGGAGATGAACAGCGATTCGGTGTTCTGGTCGCCCCCGTCGATGGTGGTGTTCTCCCAGAACTCCGACACGAACCGCACGGACACCCGGGCGAAGAACGTCTCCCCCGGCTGCACCGGGTACATGCCGATGCGGTGGGGCATCAGCGGCGCGGTCTGCGAGTTCTGCCGGACCTCGTGCACACCGAAACTGGTTCCCAGCGCCAGGATTCCGCCCTTGCCTATGTCCATGCCGCAGCCAAACTTCGACACGTCCACCATGTCGAACGACGTGGGAGGGGTCGCGTCGGGCTTCGTGTCGACGCCGTGGCTGGTGACGAGATAGCCGCGGGAACGGGCCTGCAGCGTGACCTGAGCGCCGCCGCGGGTCACCATGCCGTAAACGTATTGGGGCACCGGCGAGTTGTTCGTCCACTGCACATCGACGGTGTGCACCTGGTCGTTCTTGTTGCCGCCACCGGAGGTGTCGTAGCTGCGTGACACCGACGGGGCGGTCTTGGTGGCCAGCGGCCGGTACTGCATCCACGGCTGCGGCGCGATCACACCGCCGACGGTCGAGAAATGGTCGTTGGTCACGATGCCCCCACCGGTGATGCCAGCACGATCAGACGCGCCCACCGTGCCTGCGTCTCCCAGCGTGGCTCGTATTCGCTCGGCGCGGTCCACGTGTTCGGTGTCTGAACCGATGCGGTGTAACGGAAGTGCAGCGACTCGCGCGGGCCGATCTCCCCGATCGGCACCTGTGCCTGCGAGCTCTCCCCGTCGATGTAGAGCCGGCCGAACTTCACGGCGTCGGCGGCCGCTTCGGGCCGGTCGATCTGGGCGCGGCCACCGAACGCGTCTTGTGTGACGCTCGGGTAGTCCGCGACGGGGCGGCGTCCCTTCGCCCATGTCCAGGCGTCGTGGATGACGACGGTCGAGGGGTTCTGCGCGACGATGCTGCGCGGGGCGCGGTTGACCTGCACCCACACCAGCTGGGCGTCGGGGTTGTTGTTGTACCAGGTGACGTCGCCGTTGATGGTGAGCACCGGGTCGGGCGCGCGGGTGATCTTGCCGTCCTTGGTCGACTCGAGGAACCGCTCGGCCACCACGCGGGGAAACCAGGTGCGGCGCATGTCGAGCCCGTCAACGGTCGACAGCATGTGTTCAGCCGTGCACAAACGGATGCTCACCCGGTCACCACCGATCCCTGCTGCGGGTACGCCCACAGCTGCAGACGCGCCCACCGCGCGTACGCCTCATGCTTCGGGTCGTTCTTATTCGCGTTGTCCGAGAACGGCGGCGGCGTCCACAAGTAGCAGCGGTACCACAGGTTGAACTGCTGCTCGGGCTCAACGAGATACGGCACCCACTCGTCAGCGGTGTTGACGTCGGTCCACATCCACTGCACACCAGGCACCGGCTCGGCGACGCTGTTGGTGCCGAAATCGACAGCGCTGCCCGTCTGCCCGTTGAAGATGCTCGTCGTCACCGGCACCTCCGGCGCCGCGTCGACCGCGAAACTCCACCGGTCACGCATCTGCACCGCGTTCGGGTTCGACGTGATCCACGACCGCGGGCCACGCGTCACCCGGATCAGCAGCTGCTGCGGAAACGGGGTGTCGTTGCGCCACCCGATCTGCTGGTTGATCATCAGCTTGCCTGGCAAGGTCAGCTCGGGTTTCACGATCTTGCCGTCACCGCCGGAGTTCGCGCGCACATCGACGACCGGCCGTGGAATCGCCCACGGCTGGAAACGCAGCTGGCCAGCGTCGTCGGTGGTGAGATTCTCACTGATGCAGACGTTCGGCTCAGTGAACTCCGTGATCGGCACGTGCGGAAGGCTACGGAGCCAGGGTGCTACTCCGGCGCGGCTGTCCAGTTGACCGGCAGCGCCCATACCAGGATGAAATTGCGGGTCTGCGGGTTGCCCTCGTTGCCCTGCTTGATGATCGGGTACATGGTGCGGGCGGTCGCCTCGTCGGCTGCCGAGAACACCGTGGTGCGCCAGTTCGCGTCGTCGGAGATCAGCGCCGCGGTCTGGGCGTCGTATGCCGTGATGTCCTCGCGCCACTGTTCCAGCAGCGACAGATACTGCGCGTATGCGGCCGCGTTGGCGGTCTGTTGATCCTCAGTCAGCGGGATCGGCTGGCCGTTGTCGTCGTACGAGACCGGGTACGGCTGTGTGTATTCGGGCTGCTGCGGAGGACCGGGGCGGCCGTCCGGCTGGATGAATACCTCCCACTGGATTCCCCACTGGGCATCAGCGGGCGGAGTCGGTGCGGTCATGTTCTCCCCTACGCTGCGAGGCCGGTGAATCCGAGCTGGAAACCCGACAGTCGGATGATGTCGCCGGACACACCGCCCTTGACGATGGTGGCCGCCGCGGTCCACAGGCAGTTGCCGCCACTGGGTCCGGCGGTGTCCCAGAGCGATCCGTGGCTGATGTTCTCGGTGGCGTTGAGCGTGATCTCTGGGGTGCCGGTCAGCAGCACCGTGCCGCCCGAGGCGGCGAGGAACGTGACCGGGATACGGGTGGTCTGATTGCTCGCGTTGGCGGTGCCCGCCGCGCCGGGGTCACCAATGTGTGCCTTGAAGTAGACCACCGCCGGTGGCGTGTAGGGCACGTTGCGCAGCGCGTGGTCAAGCAGCTTGTTGACCAGGTACTGAGTCGGTCCAGCGGGCATGGCGCGGATACTATCGACCGTGGGTGAGGGTCACTGGAACGCGCGAGCCCAGATCTGTCCGCGGCCACCGGGGCCGCCCGCACCGCCGGGCAGTCCGAACGATCCCGCGTTGGCCCCGTTGCCGCCGCCGCCCGGGACACCGCCCGGCGAGGCGCTGCCCGTGGTCGATTTGCCGCCGACGGCCGCGATGCCGTTGAAATTGAGATCAGGCGCGTCCTGGCCGCGTTGCGTCGAATAGTTCGGCAGGCCACCGTTGCCGACGGCGAAGGCGTTGAGACTGGTGTCGGTGCATAGCGAGTTGGCCCCGTTGGATGGGTTGCTGACGACATACCCGCCGGACGAGCCTGCGCTGCCCGCGCCGACGTTCATATACATCGATGTCATCGACCACGGGACATCGACACCGCGCTTCAGCAGCGCGGTGCCGTACGTTCCCGCGTAGCCGCCACCACCGGCGAGCAGCGGACCGCCACCGCGCCCACCGCAGCCGCCGCCGAGGCAGACCACCGCGAGCCATTCCGCGTTACGCGGGAACACCCACGACGCGATGTTGTTGGTGTTGGTGAATGTCTGCGTCGTCGCGGTCAGGGGCGGGAAACCGAGCCCGAGCACACCCGACGCAGTGGCCAGAGTCGTCGACAGCATCAACGATACGACGCGGGTCAGTACCAGGATCTGCGAGCTTGGGGCGGTGCTGTTGAGCGCCAGCACACCGACTTTGGTCAGCGTAAGCAGCTGCGCCGCAGGGCTGTCCGTCATCATGGCCACATTCACGACGCGCGCCAGGTCGAGCGACTGCGTGCTCACACCCATGCGGCTCAGCTCGACGTCGAGCACCTTGGCCAGGGAGAGCGCTTGGGTGGCCGGTGCGACGCCGGCGAGGTTGAGCAGCGCGATCTTGCGCAGCGTGAGGACCTGGCTGCTCGTGGCGGTGTTGGTGAGGATCGCGGTGGCGATCTTGCGTAGCTCGAGCGACTGTGTCGACGCGGCGAGGTTGGCCAGGGCCAGTCGCTTGATGGCCAGCAGCACCATGCTCTGGGTGGTGTCCCCGAGGTCTTTGATGTCGAGCGTGAGCACCGCCCACCAACCGATTTCAGACTCCGGCGGTGGCGCGGGCGGCACGATATCGGGGAACCATCCGCGTGGTGGCACCATGCGGAGGATCGGGACATCGGGCAACCAACCGGTCATCGGCACGCAAGGTATCTGTTGCCAGCGCAGACAGCCGTTCGGTGCTCGCGCTGCGGGGATGTCGGGTCGGGCGACCAGGGCATCAGGCCACCAGCGTGTACCCGAGGTGAGCCAAGGCGTGTTCGAAGCCCGCGCAGTTCTCGATTTTGGCCAGCGCGGTCATGCCGTTTGCGGGGTCACCGTCGGCGTCGAGCACCACCGCGTTCTCATCAGCCAGGAACACATCGACCGTGGTGGGCATGTGCGTCTTGGCCACCGGAACAACGATGCCGAGCGTTTCGGCCAGCGTCCCCATCGAGTCGAGCGCTGGCATGGTGATCAGCAGATGCCGACCATCCGAACAGCGATAGTGGTTCGTGACAGGGCAGAACTGTGAAAGCCTCTCAGCGACAAGCGTTGCCATGTTCATGAGTTCCCCTTACCTGTAGAACAGCCAGACGACGCCAGCGGCACCGGGGCCACCGGATCCGCCCGCGCCGCCGAGGACGGAGTCACCATTGCCGCCTGCACCGCCCGCACCGCCGGGATAGCCGCCAGGGCCACCCTGGCCGCCCTTGCCGCCAGTGAACAGGTAGGTACGGCCGCCGCCACCACCACCACCACCGCCACCGCCGCACTTGGTCAGCGCACCGGCAGACACCGAGCCGCCAGGGCCGCCGTTGCCGCCGGTGGCACCTCCGCTGCTCCCGCCAGGCGCTGCGGAACCGCCCGAGCCGCCTGCCGCCAGCCCCGACGCGCCGCCCGCTGCTCCAGGCGTCGGCGAATGCCCCTCCGGCGGGTCGGCGGAGTTGTAACACATCCCGCCCGCGCCGCCGTTGCCCGGAGCGGAATTCGTCTGCGACAGACCGAAGACGGTGGCGATGCCACCCGCCGAGCCGTGCGCGGGCGACTCGACAATCACAGCGCCGGTGTGCGACCCGTTGGCCTCCCGCACAAACGACTTCTGCCCTGCGGTCCCGACCGCGATGTCCAACGCCGCCGGCAGCGTCGACACATCGAGGGTCTGCGCCAGGTACGAACCGTGCAAACCGCCCGGACGAACAGTGGTGCCGTCGTTGCTGAACCCGGCCTGGCCGTTCTGCCCACCACCGACGACAACAGCGATCATCTCGACGATGCCCTCAGGGACGTCCCAGCTGGTTTCTGACGAGGTGAACGTGGACACGGTGTAGCCGCTGATCACCGCATCTTTGATCGCCTCAATGGTCTGCGCAACCTCGGCAGGAGCGCCGGTACCACTGTTGCCGCCGAACCACGTGTCAAAGATGCCCTTGAAACCACCGACCACATCATCGGCCAGATCAGTCAGGCCCTCAACCGCGTCCTTGGCGACCTGGCCGACAAGGTTGCTCGCATCCAACTTGCCCGCGCTGGTGAGGTTTTGGGTCTTGCCAGTGATCGAGGTCCACCAGTCTTTGATGTCCTGAATCGCCGAGTTGATCGGCGTGACAACCAACCCCGCCAGAATGTCGCGGATCTGGTTCAGCTCCGCCACCGTCCCGGCCAAACCACTGACCAACGCCTGCGGGATCGCACCGAGCACCGCACCCGGATCGGTCAGCAACTGCGCCGCCAAGTTGCGCACCTCGGTGACCTCCCGGATCGTCACCGAATCCACGTAATACACATTGCCCTCAGAGGTCGCCGCCGCGATCCCCACATACGGATACCACCGGTCATACCCAGCAGGGATGGTGAACGTATACGACAGTTCCTCCCAACCCCCACCCGGTGTGACCGTCACCCCCTCAGGCCACGAATCCGGCAGCACACCAGTGGAATCGACCAGCTTGCCCCACAACGACACCGTCTGCGTGCCGGTATTGGAGCCATGCGGGTACACCCACACATCCACCGCGTACTTCTGCCCCGGCTGCACCCGCAGGAAACTCTCCAGCCACGGATCGGTCTGCGCCACGTCGTAGACCAGATCGAAAATCACCTCACCAGAACCGGACTTGGTGACCTTGCGGCTACGAGACCCCTCATGAGCCTGCTCAGTGCTGTACTCGCCAGGATGCCAATAGAACCCGTCCGGGAACACACCAGTGTCCATGTCCCCGCCCACCGCCAGATTCGAGCCGTTACGCACCTTCGACCCGAAATACGTCACCCACGACGAGATACTCAACTTCTCAGCCAGCCCCGCCAACGCCTGCGCCGCGTCCTGCACGCCCTCGGCCGCGCGTTCTTGAATCCACGCGATCTCGTCGGACAGGTCGAATACGTCATCCCAGAACACACCGCTTGGAGTCATGCCGAGCTGGGCCATCAGCTGCTCAACGAAGCCGCCGAGACCGTTCCACAGCGAACCGAGGTCGCCCACCAGGTTCTTGATCCACTCCTGCGGCAGGCCATCTTTGACCTTCTTCGCCGAGCCGTCATCGAACCAGATCGAGCCCGCGGTAATACCAGCCCCGTCGAACCCGAGCACCACCTCATCGACCGAGGTAGGCAGCGTGGGCACCGTGTAGCTGCCCTGCAGTTTGATCCACCCGTCGACCGCCTCGGGCACATCGTCGCTCTCCCCTGACGGGGCGGCGACGCTGTCGACGGTCGCGGTTGTCACCAGTGTGCGCGTGCCGTCGTCCTCGACGTGGTAGCCGCGCACCCCGAGCTTGATCGGATCAGCGACGGTCGCGACCACGCCCTCGTAGAACACGTGCAGCGACACCGGCAGGATCTCGCCGGCCTCGACGGGGATCAGGTTGGAGACGCCTGCGAAGGTGCTGCCATCGGCGTCGACACGCGCCGAGCCAGGCTTTAGCCGGCCGAACGCCGAGTCGTAGTGCAGCGAAGGGTTGTTCGCGAACGTCGCGGGGTTGTCGAAACTTGGATCCTCGAGCAGCTCCGCTGAGCCATCAACCAGGTGCGCCCACGGCAGCGACGGGATGCGCGACGGCGACACCGTGCCGAACAGTTGCGCGAGTACCCATTGGCGCACGTCATCGAGCGATGGCGGCGCCTCGGGGTCAACGTCGGGATAGCCGACCGCGGTAGCGATGTCGCTCAAGTCGGTAACCGTGGTGCCGCGTTGTGACAGGTCAACGACTTCTGGTTCGGCGGCCGCCCCGACCTCCATCGATTCGCCTGGCCGGGTGAGCACCGGGCGACCGTCCTGCTCGGACAGCACCCAGTTGCCGACACGCGTGGTCTGCGACCGCTCCACCTTCTTCAGGCGACGGTCGATCTCTCGGGCCCATTCGGCCTCAGACCGCGGTGCGCGCCCCAGCCGTGCGTCGCTCACTGTGGCCCCCGTCGCGGCGCCTCGACCAGCTCGGGCAGATCGTCGTTCACCGATTCCAGATCCACGGCGACAGTTGACCGCCCGGCCGTGCACTCGACCGTCACGCCTTCCAGCTCCATGGTCGACAACAGCCCGTACGCCTCGACGTTGATACGCACCGACGGGACCAGATCGCTGATCACCAGCGGGGCGTCCGGCGAGAGCACCGAGCCGCGGGGCACCGAGATCGCGTCGCGGATGGCACCGAGGTAGCGCGCTGCCTGCTGCACCGCACGGTCAGCGTTGGACACGCCGAACATGGAGTCACGGTGGATGATCGTCTCGCGGTTGAGCCCGCCCATCTCCACCCGTGCGCGTGATACCGAGTCGCCCGCGCGGAGCAGAACGTCGTTGAACGTGTTTGACCCGTCGCGGATCACGGTCAGGTCGCCGTCGAGGAAGTCGTGCTCGCCCAGCGCGGCGATGGGCGCGAACGGTTCGGGACCGAGCCGCAGGCCACCGCCGACGACCGTCCAGTACAAACCGAGGTCGACCAGTTCGCTGATCACCTCGTCGGTCATCTTCTCGTCCGCGACGCACGCGAATTCGAACCTGTCGCCGCGGGGGTCGACGCGATCGAGTGAGCGGACGTTGAGCCCGTGGTGCTCGATGACGGTGCGCCACAGCTCAGACGCGACCTCGGCCGGGTCGGCGGAGTCCCAGCGTTTGGTGAGCTTGCAGCGTGTGCTCGCCGCCAGGGTGCCCATGTCGTCGGCGGACACCGACAACCAGGTGCGCCCCTGCTCAACGCGGCGGATCGGGCCCGACCAGTAGCGCTCCCGGCCGTCGCCGTCCCACACATCAATCCAGTGCAGCCACGGCGTCAGATCGGGGATACCGACATAGCCGGCCTGCGGCGGCACCACCAGGTCACACAGCGACACCTCACGCTGCGCCCGCGTCCACTTCAACTGCGTGAACGAGTTCGTGAGGAATTGGTAGAGCTGCGTGCCGGAATACGTTCGTACGGAAACGATCTGCTCATCGCTGATGATCACGCTCACGGCTCCCGGTCGTGGAGAACCAGCTCCATCTCGAACTCGCTCGACGCGGCGGTCTGCACGATGAACTCCCAGCACGTCTGCCGGTCGATCAGCGGTGGCCGCCACGGCGCACCGTGCGGGGTGCCGACGACTCCGACGACGCGGCGAACCCGTTCGTCGTAGTTCGCCCAGAACCGTCCGGTCACGCCGTCGAGCACCAGCTCCGCCCCGGCGGGTAGACCGGCGATCTGCAGCGGCCAGCGGTTGTCCTCGCAGCGCACGTCCGACCCGCACTCGCGCCAGAACGCTTGCAGCGTCAGCGGCTGCTCACCGGTGTTACGCAGGATCGTCGTCACCGCGGTCTCGTTGCAGCGGAACGCGTAATCCATCGTCGGCACGCGGAAGACGTGCTTGTCGATCTCCCCAACAGGTAGGCAGCCGCCGCACACGGGCGGCGGCGTGGTGACCACGGGGATCTGTTCGGGCACACACTCGGTGGAGAACATCACGGGCATGTCCTCGCACGTCTCCGGCTTCGCGCAGTCCGGGGCGTGAATCCAGTTCACCGGCTGGCGGATGATGTCGTCCCAATCGACGGGCACCCGCACCGAAGGCAGGTAGGCGTACGGCGCCAGAACGGCCATCTCCCAGGTGATCCGATACATGGTGGCCTGCTGGTGCTGGCGAGCCTCGGTGTTGTACTCCTGCGCGATCGTGGGGGTCTTCGTGAGGACGACGCCGTGCACTTCACGCACCAGCGACAGCGGATCCACACCCGAATATGACGGCGACGCAGCGAGATACCGCAGCGTGCTCGTCGTGCTGGTGGCGGTATCCCGCAGCAGGCACGTCAACCACTTCAGCCCGAAGTCGACACCTGCATGGGTGCAGGCCACCAGCACGGCCTCGAACGTCACCGTGCGCGACGGGTCACGTGACGGGCCAGCGGCGCCACCCGCACCGGCCATCTGCGTGATCTCCCGGTCGACCGGCGTCGTGTCGAGCCCGTCGACCTTCAGCATCCACACGCCGCCGAACTCGCCCGACTCGGGCAGCTGCGTCGAGTACCACGGCGCGAGCTCCGGCCGGTACAGCGAATCGCCCAGGAACTCCGGCAGACCCGGCCAGGTGTCGTCGTAGTCGATCAGCGTGTTGCAGTCCGAGCAGGTGTCCGCTGGCCCCCAGCACGGGCCCATCTCCAGCAGCCCGGGCCCGAAACGACGGGCACCGTCGGGCACCGACCCCAGACCGGGCAGCACCTCGACCGACGACTCGGGGATCGCGTACAGGCCCGGGCTCACCTCAACGAGTTCGCACGGTTCCGACTCGGTCGGCCCGAACATGCCCACGTCGGACAGCGGCACGGCATTCCCCAGGTGCGCCGCGACGCGGCTGCTGTTGGCAATCTCCACACCGTTGAGCGCGAACCATCCTCGGTAGGGCATCAGAGCAGCTCCAGAAGTCCGTCACGAACCTTGCGCCCAACATCGGGCCCACCAGCCACGTTGATCTCGGCGTTGACCATGGTCGTGTTGCCAGCCGCTGCCTGCGGGTTGCGTTCCAGCGCAACGACCATCCGCTCAAACAAGGCGGTCTGCTGCGGCGAGAGCACCCGTTCCGGGGCGATGGTGGCCTTGGGCATCAGCCCGACACCGCGCGCCACACCACCGGAGTCGAACACCCCTTCGCCGAGGATCCCGAGCAGCGGCGCGAACAGGCCAGCGATACCACCGGTGAACGCGCCGAGGATGGCCAGCGGCGCCTCCAGCGCCGCGGTGATCGGCCCGACGAGAAGCTGTTCCAGCAGCCCACCGCCGAACACCGCCGCGACCAGATCTGGGAAGTAGCTTTGCAGCCCCTGCGCGATCATGTCGATGATCACCGCCGACGCCTGAACCGCGATCTCCGAGCCGATCTCGGCGATGATGTCGACGCCCGCCGAACCAGCCGAGCTGATCAGGCTCGACACGATGCCGCCCGCGCCCGGTGCTTGGGTGTTGATCGCCGCGCCGGCCGCCGACGCTCCCGCGTTGATCGCCGCGTTCGCAACAGCTTTCGCGATCGGCACGATGACCTTCTCGATGATGTACTTCACCAGCGCCTGAATGACGATCTTCAGGATGCGGATGCGTTCCTGGGCGGCCAACTCCTCGCTGGACTGTGACCGCTCCATCAGCGCGCTGGTGTCGTTCATGAGACGGCCGGACGCGTCGAATGCCTGGAAGTCGCCGCGGAACTGGCGGAACTCGTCGGTGATCTCGCTGAGCGTGTCCCGCGCCTCGATCTGCACGCCGAGCACGGCGAGAAGCACCCGCACGAGCAAGTTGACGATGGCACCCAGGATCGGGACCTGGGAGACACCGAAGAACTCGGCGCCGACGGTGTCGTTGACGATGACACCGCCACCGGTGGCGAAGCCGCGCACACCACCGTGACGGGCCAGCGCGTTGCGGAACGCGTACACACCGGCCTGTCCACCCATGCGGGCCACGTCTTGGGTGGTGAGGACGTGCTCGCCGGGCATCAGCAGAGCAGGCACAGAGTCCTTGCCGGGGGTGCCGCCGGACACCGGCCCGCCAGACGCGAACAGAGCGCCCGCAATGGCGGGCCCGGCACCTCCACCCGGGTTGCCCTGTTGTGCGGGGATAGCGGAGCGCACAGCGTCCGCAATGGGCGGTGCTGCGGCCTGGCCCATCGCCGTGCCGATCGCGTTGCTCACCGAGTCCTTGAGCCCCTCCAGCGCCGACTGCACACCGGACTTCACGACGGGCTGGAGGGCTTCCTCGTTGAGCTTCTGGTTGGTCTGCTCGATCACCGAGACGAGCTGCTCCCGCATCGCCTGCAACTGGGCGTTGAGGTTGGTGAACGTGCGGTCCAGCAGCGCGCTGGTGTTGGAGAACAGCCGACCCGACGAGTCGTAGCCGGGGCCGTCGTTGCCGGTGATCTCGTCGCCCGCGCCGCCGGCCCGGGTGAAGTCGGGCACGTCGAGACCGAACAGCTTCGCCAGCGCCATCGGGTTGCGCTCTTGGATGAGCTGGTTGAGCTGCGCGTAGTTGACGTTCTTCCGGTTCCACGGCTCGTTTCCGAGCCCTCCGACGGCGCTCATCACGTCGCCGATGACGTTGTTCGCGGCTTGGCCGCCGCCCTGCGCCGCGCCGCCGAGGATCGCGTCGAGACCGGGCACTCCGGTCACGCCGCCAGGCCAGTTCGTGACGAACACGGGGGTGCCGCCACCGGTCGCACCGACAGCGCCGGTCATGCCGGGGATCGCGCCGGACACCGGCAGCGACATGATGTTCGGCATGCCCTCGGCGCCGCGGGCGTTGCCGCCATAGGTCGCGCCCTGGCCAGTGCCTCCGCCCGATTCGAACGGCACACCGTTGGGCAGCGTGGCGCGCATGTGGCCGGCGTCCCAACCGATCTGTAGCGCACCAGGCAGGGCGCCCTCGACCGCACCGAGGGACTTGAGCACTGACCCGGCATCGGCCGTCGAGAACAGGCGTTTGCCCGTCGCCTGGCCCTCGGTGATCAGCTCGACGAGGTCGGACACCGCACCCGAGCAGTCCGACAGCCCCTGCGCGAGGTCGGACGCGCCCCACTGGTATTGGCCGCCGCTGTGCGCGGCCGCGTAGGCGCTCACCGGGTCCATGCCGAGTGCGGTCATCGGCACGCCAGTCAGCCCGGCCACCGCCGCGGTGCCACGCCCGGTCGACGTCGCGCCGCCCTGTTTGGCGACCTTCTCCCGGAACGACGTCAGCGACTTGATCAGCGAACTGTTGCTGGTGTCGAGGGTGCCCGTGTAGCCGCCCGGGCTGAACACCTGCGCGATCAGCTCGGCGATCTGCTCGTCGGACAGCCCGCCCTTGCTCTTGTTGCGCGCCGAGGTCAGCGCCGTGATGACCGAGCTGTTGGCGTTGAGCCCGAGACCGCTCACCGTCGACAGGTCACCCGAGCGGGCGAACGCGGTCAGCGCATCGATGTAGCGCGACAGGTCCACCGCGCCACCACCGGCAGCGGTGAGAGCTCCGCCGCCCGCGAGGGCCGGAGGCACGTAGGTGGACGGGTCGACACCGATCCACTTCTCCGGGTCCGCGCCGAGCGCCGACAGCGCCGCGGCGGCCATCTCGTAACCGGGGTTGCGCGGCTTCAGCGGCGTGCCAAACGGACCCATCTGCTCACCGGAACCACCACTGACCGCGCTGCTGAGGTTCGCGGTGTTCGCCGCGGTCTCCGCCAGCGGGTTGCTACCGACGCCGCCCCGGCCGGCGAGCAGGTCACGGATCTGCCGGAGTACGCCGAGCACGCTGTTGTCGTCGCCGGGGCCGGGTGGCAGGCCAGTGCCGAGATGCGGCACCTCGCCGCCGTCGGCGAAATGCAGAGCGCGCCGGAACGCGTACACGTTCGCGTGCCCACCCATCGCCGCCACATCGGCAACGGTGAGAACGTGCTCGCCAGGCATGAGCATGGCTGGCACACTGTCGCGGCCGGGGACGCCGCCGAAGATCGGTCCACCAGCTGCACGAGGCTGCACCGGCGGCACAGGCGGCGGCGTCGTCTGCGCCTGGATCGCCAGGGTGATGGTCTGCTGCTTGTACTTCAGCACCAACGCGTCGATCTGGGCCTGCGCCTTATCGGTGTTGGCCTTCACCTCCAGCTCGTTCTCCGAGACCTTGGTGATGGTGGCGTCGATACCCTCGAGGTTCTTCACTACCTCCGGTGACGGGTCCTTGATTTTGATCTCGCCCTGCGGCAGTTCCTTGATCTCCGAGGCGATCTGCTGCACGCCCTGCTTCACATCGGGTACGCCGAGCAGCCCACCGAGGTCGGTCGGTGCGACGATCGGCTTCTGCTCGCCGCCGGTGAGCGCAACCTGCGGAGGCGGCACCGCCACCGGTCCCTGCACGGGCGCCGTCCGCAGCGGGTACGGCTGCTGTGTCGGCGTGCCGGGCTGGGGAACCTTGAAATTGGGGATGGTCACGCCGTTGTAGGTGACCGTGCCGTCCGGGTTGATCACCGCGCCGGGGATCTTGCCGGAGCCGATGACGTCGGCGAACTGCTGGTCCGGCGCAGCCTTGAGCGACCCGTCCGGGTTGAACAGGCTCGGCTGCCGAACACCGCGCAGCTCCGGCATCTGGGTGAGCTGCTGCTCCGGCGAGCCCGGGCGGGTTGGGCCGGCGTTGTGGTCGGCCTGCCACTTGGCCTCCCATTCGGCGCGTCCCTGGTCGATGTCGGCCTTGATGCGCTGATAGATCGATGTGCCCAAACCTGCGATGGCACCGACGATTCCACCGGGCAGACCGGCGACCGATGCGCCGATCGCAGCACCGCCCGCGATGTTCAGGCCGGTCCCCGCAAGGTTCGACCCGTTTCCGTTGTCCCCGCCGATCATCGGGCCTGTGACGCCGGTCAGCAGCGGCGTGAGGAACGCCGGGATCGCGATCCTGTTCAGCGCCCGCGAGATTCCGCCGGCAGCAGTGTTCGCCTTGCCCGGCAACGCGTCGATGCCCCTGCCGATACCGCTGATCGAACCGAGCAGCGCCGCGACTCCGCTGATGGTCCTCCACGCCAGGAACGCCGTCACCACCGCGGTCACGCTGTCCGGCATGCTGGCCAGCACACCGGCGATGGTCTGCACGATCGGCAGAATCGTCTCGCCCCACTGGCGGAACCCGTTGAACACGTCGAGCGCCAAGCGTCCGAGGTCTTGCAGGATCGGCAGCCACTTCGCGGCCTGCTCGCGCCCCTCGGTGAAGAAATTCGTGAGTTTCTCCTGGCCCTCGTCGCTGGCCAGGAACTCGTGCAGCTGCGTGGTGGCGTCGCGCAACCACTTCAGGAACCCACCGTCACCACCGGCAGCGGTGGTGATGTCGTTGATGATCTTCAGGACGTTGAGCAGGCTCTCACCCAGATTCGACGCCGCGTCGAAGCCCTCGTTGATCCACTTATCGAGGTCACCGTTCGCCGCGGCGTTGGAGATCCAGTTGTCGAACCGCGTGGTCACCTTCGTCAGCGCGTCAGCCAGGCGCGGCAGGAAATCGCTCGACTCCGAGGTGAGCGTGCCGATCCCGTGAATCAGCGGCTCGATGGCGGCGTTGGCGCGGGTCTGCGCCTCCGCGGTGTTCCCGAAAATCCTGTCGAGGAACGACTGCGTGGAATCGAGCCCGACGACACGGCCGAGTTCCTTGAACGTCTTGTTCCACGCCGACCCGACCTCCTGCGTGCCGCGCTGCAACGTCGGGATCAGGCGGCCGGTGACGGTCTCGAAGTCCTTGGCGACCCCGTCGAACATGGTTTGCGCCGTGGCCCTCTGGAGGTCCTTCCACGGGCCAGTCACAAACGCCGACACAGCTTTCGCCGTTTCGACCGCCGCAGGTGCCATGTCCTTGAGCGCCTCGGCGGCCTTCTCCAGGTCCTTGGGATCACCGGACGCCGCGGCCTCGTTGAGCGCTTCGACCGCGTCGGCCATGCCTTGGAACCCGATCACCGCCGTGCCGATCGACGTTGCCGCGCCGGCGAACACACCCGGCAGAGCCAGACCGGCCTGGGTGAGCTGTTGGATCGCGCCGACCAGGTTCACCACGGCTGTGGTCGCTGCGCTGATCGCCGGAGGAATCGCCGCGGCACCGAACGCGAGCGTGTTCAAACCGACCGGGCTGCCGATGAAACCACCCCTGCCGCCGTGCCATCGCACATTGCCGCCGCGGCTACCGCCACCTCCACCACCGCCGGAGCCACCGCCGCGGGTAGGAGGCGGAGGCGGTCCGGGCTGCGGTGCGGCAGCCGCAGCCGCCTGCGCCGCCGCCAACTTCTCCCACGCCCGCACCTGACGCTCCACCGCGCGGGTCACCGCGTTGATCGAGCGTGTCGACACCGTCGCCGACGTCTGCGCCTTGGCAGCGGTCTTGGTGTGCTCGTCGCCGATGTCTTCGACTGCCTCAGCAGCGACCTTGGCGGCCGCTGCCTGTTTCGCCGCGGACTTCTCGGCCTCCCGAGTCAGGTGCTGATAGTCACGCTCCACGGCGTCGAGGCGGCGCTGCAGGTCCGCCAGCACCGGCGCGATCGCACCCTGAATCTCCCGGAGCAGCTCAGTAGGCAACCCCGACCCGTCAATCGACAGGTCAAACTTGATCGAGCCGACGGGCGTGGTCACCGGGCCAAGCTAGCGAGACAGGGTGCTACGACCGGGCTTTGCCGTTCTGCACCGCGGCCAACGCTTCAGCATCCTTGAGCGCGCGTTTCCCGCCGATCTCGACGATGGTGCGCAGCAGGTCATTCCACACACATTCCGCGCCGGCGTACTCCTTGTCGTCGGGGTCGGACATGCGCTCGAGCACCCGCTCGATGCTCTCCTGCGACAGGTGCCGTTTCACGAACTTGTTGGTCAGCTCCATCTGGAACTCGGGGCTGCACGCCTGCCCGGCCTGGTACAGCGCGGTGAGCGCGTTCTGGTGCGGCACACGGAACGCGATCTTGTCGCCCTTGTATTCGAGCCAGTCGTGCGCCCACGGGCCCTGGTGCACCCACTTCTCGGGCTCGTCGCTGTCGGTGTCGTCGGCGGGAACGACTTCGGCGTCGTGGATCTCGTCCTGGCTGTCTTCGTCGTCGTTGCGGACGGCGGGCAGTGTTTCCGGCTCCGGGGTGGTCTCGACCTCTTCGGTTTCGACGTCGACGGGCTCAGATTCGGGTGCCGACGCGGCGACAGACGCGGTTTCGGGGGCAGGCTGCGGAGCGGTCTCGATGACCTCTCCATCCGAGGCATAGATGGTCATGGTGGGTAGCGTGCAATCCCACCGTGCAGACGCTGCTGGCTAGCGTCGCGAGAGCGAAGTTTCAGGGGTTCACGCCTCGCTCGGACTTATGAGTCCGCAGACAGCGTTACAACCCCACTCAGTACGTCAGTACGTCAGTACGTCAGTACGTCAGTACGTTATTGCGTCAGCGTTCGCGCTGTGCGACCCGCATTGCGGCGTTACGCAGGAACGGTCGCGCCCGGGTCCCGGGGTGCCGGACCAGCCGCGCGAAAACCGTTCGGCCACCCACCTGGAACCGCAACGCCTGCGCGCGCCGCGGCCGGATCACATGGGGCCGGGTGCCCTCGTGCACGTACAGCGCATAGTCGGCCTTCGCGTGGATGCTGCCGTGCACCGTGCGCGGGCCGGTGAACATGATGGGCCCCTCCCCGATCGTGCGCCCCAGGTTTCCCGTCCGCACCGGCACATCGGCGCGGGCCTGGTTGGCACTACGCCGCAGCAGCGACGCCATACGGCGCCGCTCAAACCTGCGAGTCTGGTCGTTCAGCTCACGCTCGTTGAGCGTGACGTGGGCTCTAACCGTCGCCACTGGTGCGCGGCTTCCGTGTGCGCTTCACAGGCTCGGGGTCGTCGACGGTCGGCTGCGGCTCGGGCTCGGGCTCCGGCTCGGGCGCCGGGGCGTCCAGGTCGCCAGCCACCACGACCACCGCGCCGATCTTCACCAGCTGGCGGATCCCGTCGGTCACCTCGACCGTGGCGCGCTGGCCACGCGACAGCCGATCGCTCGGCATCGACGTGCCCTCGATCGTCACCTGATGTCCCACAACACACCTGCTTTCAGAACGAGGCGTAGGCCATGCCGGTCCACGCGATCAGCCCACCCTCCGGGCCAAGTGGCGCGATGGTATCGGTGGCGACTGCATGCCCGGCCTTCGTCAGCGCGGCCGACGCCCGGCACAGCGCGATCTCGATCCGCCACGAGTCATCGAGGCTGATCTCAGCTTCACGTTCCAGCTCCGACCATTTCGGCTTCGCCGACATGTCCGCACAGCGGGCCACACCGATCTCGACGGCCAGGGCGCGCACCACGTCGGCGTCCTTGCATGACTTATCTCCGACGTACGCGGAGTGGACTTCGTGGCTGCGAGCGCGGTAACGCCGGTCGACACGCACCCACAGCAGCGGCGCCTTGCAGCCCATCGTGAGCCCACCGCTCTCCGGGTCCCACACCGACGTTGGCAACGCGCCATCGCTGGCGAAGAACCGCACATCTGTCGATCCGCCGCCGAGCGGGGGCTGCACCTTGTCGTCCGGGTTGAATGCCTGTTTCATCGCGACGACGAACGCGTTGACGACGTCGGACGCAGGATCATGCGGCAGCATCACAGCACCTGCGGGTTCTGTTGCAGCTTGTGCGGATTCACCGACGCCAACCACTGGTCGACCTCGGTCAGGCCGGTCATGCCCGCGGCGAGGATCTTCGCCGGATCGAACTGGTGGGAGACACCGCGCCTGGTCGTCGCGACGAGGGTGCGTGGCAGCCGGCACGATTCCTCGTCGTCGTCGCACGCCGCGATGAACTCGCGCGCCAGCACGCCGGTCAGCCGGTCAACACCAGGCGGAACGGGGGTGCCGCGCAGGTATGTGACCGACCAGGTGTTGACCTCACCGAGTGGGCGGTTGAGTTCCTGGCGCGGCCACTGACCGCCCTTGCGGTACAGCGCATCCCCCTCCAGCTGGTAGTCCGACATGTCGAGCGTCTCGCCCTCGATGGTGACCGCCACGATCTCGTGCACCGGGCCGGGAAGGTGCACCACCCGCGGTCCCGACACTGTGCACGAGCCAACGCACCCGCACGGCCAGTTCGCCCAATAGCCGACGTCCTCACGCGCCAGCACGTACGCCGGCCAATCGCCGTAGCTGCCGAATAGGGCGGGGCACGGACGAGCGGACGTCTCGCACACCCCGAACTGTCGGCCGGACAACGCCCACAGCACGTGGATGGCGAGGTTCTCCGCGTCGTTGCGCCGCGCGACCGCCTCGACGTACTCCGGCGCCGGGTTGTCCGGGTCGTCGCCCACGGGCGGCAACGCGGGCAGACAAGACCGGTCTACGGGCCACTCGCAGCTCACACCGCACACGGTACGAATCCGGGGTGCTCACAAATGACGAACCGCCCCGGGGCCAGTCCACCCGGAGCGGTTCGTTCGTCGATCTGGCAGCGCCCTATGGGGTAGCCGCCTCCAGTGTGGCGATCCGCGCCGCGAGCTCGGCAAGGATGCCCTGCACAGTCGTGGCAGATCCACCACCGACAGGTGTCGCGGTGACCTGGGTAGCGGTGTGCGAGTGGTTCCCGGCCGCCGCGGTGCTGGCCGTCGTGCCGATCGCCAGGCTGGACGTACCCGCGCCGATGGCCGTGCGAGCTGCCGCCTGATCCGTCGCGGTCAACACGTTGCGGCCCACCGCAGTTGAGTCGGTGATGTTCGCAGCGGTCACCGTGTCGGCAGCCTCAGCCGCCGTGGTGGCCGCAGCCACACCGTCCTCGATGTGGTTCAGGCGCGCCGCGGTGATCGGGGTGTTGCCCGCCTGCCCGTCGGCCCACGTCTGCTTCGTGTATGGCATGTCAGTTACCTCCTGGGTAGAGCGCCGAACCCGGATAGAGGTCCGGGCCGGGAACGGCGTCTAAGGGGTTTGCGCCGGCTGGTCGGGGGCAACGTCGGTAGCGTTCGCACCGAAGTACGCGTTGTCGGGTCCGGTGAAGATCGACTGGATTGCCAGCGGAACAGCACCGTTGGTCGGCTCCGGCGGAGGCACCGGCGTGGTGAACAGCGCCAGGTGGTTCTCTTCGACCGGGTCGTACAGCGGCACCAGCAGACGCCCGGGTGTGCCGTTGGCGTCGATGGAAGCGACGTTGTACGGGCCACGGCCCCAATGCTTCGGCGCGAAGCTGCGCCCGGTCAGCGTGAACGTCGAAGCCCCAGCCTCGACCGTCACACCACTCGACAGCGTGAATTCCTTGCCACCGATGGCAAGGTAGCCGTTCTGAGGACCGCCCACGGTGGTCGAGAAAATCGAGTCGTCCTCGGGGATCTCGCAGCCGTCGTCATCGTCGCCGCCGGTCCACACCTCGAACATGACACCGGTCTTGGTCTCGACGGCCTTGCGGTCTTTCACACCGATCGGCTTGTTGTCGGAGTCCAACACGCGGGACCACGAAGCGATCAGCGCGAACAGGTCGGGATCGACACCGCAGAGCTGGGCTTCGATGTTCCACCACTTGCGCTCGGCCGGGGTGTTGGCGCTCACGCAGACCTTGCCCGCGGCGTTGGTCTGTTCGATGTCCTCCCGCGCCTTCATCTCGGGATCGATGTTGAATCGGATGTATCCGTCGGTAACCAGGCGGTTGGCGGGCCCCTGCAGGGGCTTACCGCACGAGTCCACCTTGGTCACGCGAAGCATCTCGCCTTTGACCACTGCAAAAGCCATGTGCTGGCCGTCCTCCTGCTAAAGGCGCTGCGCGCCGGTCGGTTCAGTTCTCCCGAGGCGGTTCGGACACTAAGACGGCAGGGTGCATCACAACCGACGCACCTCATCGAGCCGGTCCTGGAACGTCTCCAGCTCATCGGGATCGGCGCCCAACTTGCGGGCGAACCGGAGCAGGTCCTGCACCAGATCGATCAGCGTGGCCCGCACCAAATACAGCCGGTCACGACTGGCCAGCAGCTTCGAATGCTCACCGTCGGCCGCGCCGAGCGCACGATTCACGAACTGCTCATACGCCTGATACGCCTCCGCGCTGCCCTTCGACCGCGTCGACTTGCGGGTGTTGAGGAACGCGAGAAGACCAGCGACACCGGAGAGAAAGCCGGCGCTCCCGAGGAGAACCAGCACCAGCTCGGCTGTCATCCTTCCAGCTCCTTGAGCGCGCGGCGGATGTCACGCATCCGCACCCAGACCCACAGCCAGAACATGATCACGTACCAGGTGGCGCCGGAGGTCGGTGGCCCAGAGTTGTTGAAGGTGACCGCCACGAAGTAGACGCCGTTGATGGTCTGCATGAACATCAGCCCCGCCCATTCGAGGCTGAGGCTGCGGTGGAGTCGTGTGGCGTGCCGAGTGCTGCCGTCTTCCATGTAGAGAGCGGTCAACGCCAGGATGCCGGCGAACAGTTGCCCGCCGATGAACGCCGCGTCGAACCACCCGGGCGCGTTGTTGGCGACCGACTCGGGGATCTGGCCGTCAACGATCATCAGGATCGCTGAGATGACGTTGCCCACCAACAACATCCGGTACAGCGGCGGGGAACCGGACTGGACGATGCGGGTATGGCTCAGGAGCAGGCGTAGCAGCGTCATGAGCCCACACCTCGCAGCGCACACCCACGGTCAGCACGCCACGAGGTCCAGGCCAATCGGGCTCTGTTCATGAACAGCAGAGCGAAGATGCCATAGACGACGGCCGGCGGTAGCGCCGACAGCGTCTGACTGGCGTAGCCCTCCCATGCGAAGGCCACCATGAACATGCCGAGAACCAGTGCGGTGAGCAGGGATACAACCGTGAGACCGCGGTGACGGTTTGTGTGCGCCAGGACGATGGTCAGCAGGCCGAGGGTGACGAACACCGTGCCCCATGACTCGGGAGCGAACGGCACCATCAGCGCGGTGCGGTAGACCGGCGATGAACCCCAGAGAGCGTCACTGAAAATCCAGGTGAGAACGCCGTAGAGCATGGGCAGCAGCCCGAGAAGGGTTGTCACCGCGCGTGTGTGGTCGAGCAGTCGGGTGTACTCGTCGGCGAGCCGGTCGGCGAGGATCCTCAGCTCGTCATCGGTCATGGGCTCGACTGGACCGTTTTGGCTGCGGCAGTCGTGATACCAAGGATCTGAGCGACGGCGCTGGAAACCAATGCCCAGTCGACGCCCGTGGCGATTCCGTACCACGTCAGCACCGCTGACACCGGCACGATCATCCCGTACAGGGCCAGGCGCCAGCTTGAGGTGGCGTACAGGGCGGCGAACAAGAGCGTGACCGTCGAGATGCCGAGCTGCGTCCATGTGAGCGCTTCCTCTTGCTTCAGAACACCCGCACCCCACAGCGCCAGGACGATGCCGGACACTGCCCGGTACCAGCCCTCACGATTGGCGGGATTGACCTTCGCTGCGATCCGTCCGAGCCACCCCGGCAGCTTGAGCACCGGGGTGGGGACGGCAGTTCCGATGTGGGTCACTGCTCAGCTTCCTTGTCGTGGATGGCCTTCAACACCGCGTCCTTGTTCGGGAGCCCGCGGGTATCGAGCCCCAGAGCGGCGGCGTAGGAGTCGAGCTCGGGACGCTTCCAGTCGTCGTTCGGCTCACCATCTGGCCACGTGCCGTCAGCGGGCTCCTCAGTCGCTTCGTCGAGCAGTCCGGCAGCGCGGGCGTTGCCCTCCGGCATGGTGTACGTCACCCGGGGCCGGGTCCGCTTCTCCACCAGCTCCGGCGGGGTGCCCTGCGCGAACACCTTCGCCAGTGCAGGCCCGCCCAGCTTCTTGTCTACGAATTCGACGGTGGCGAAACCATCTTCGACCACCACGTTCACGCCTTCAGGCATGCTCACCCTCCACTCGGGAAATTGCTGCTACCAGGAAAGTTCGTCTCACCTGGGAAGCCACCAGCACCGGTCGATTCAGTGATCGACACCGCTCCCAGCAGCGCCTCGTACCCGATGAGCACGCTGCGCTCTGCGACCGCCACGAAGCGGTTCCATTCGATCTTCATCGCCTCATGCACGATGGGCTCGGTGCGCCAACCGAACGTCGGCGAGGTCGCGACCAGCGTGGTGCCGAGCCCCTCCACGTAGCCGCCACCGAACACCCAGGTATGGCCCAACGGGGTTTTCAGCGCCGTGCCCGACCGCACGACCAAGTTGGCGGCCGCCGCGTACGCAGCGAGCCTGGGCGACGCGTGGATGAAGCCGAGCGTGTTCGTTTCCGCCAGCACAGCTTCGAGCTGGCTGACAGCATCCACGAGGTTGACCGCGGTGTCCGCAGCGCCCCCGTCGAGCAGCATCCGCTCGGCGAACTCCCGCTCCACAGCGGCCTGTTCAACGATGCGCAGGTTCTGCCTCGCGCGGGTACGCACCTCTTCACGGCTGCGCGCGGTGAGGTCGCAGTAGTCGAACGCCCACACGACGATCGGGTCGTATGGGTTCGGAAGCTCCGGCCGCTCACCGGTCTTGAAATCGTCCTCGGTGAGTTCGTCAGCCGAAACGCACCACGACGCGCCCCACACGCCGAACGCCTCAGCGCCGCCGTAGTTGTGCACGTTGAACTGCATGCCGGCTGCCAGCCAGCGTGGCGGGCCGTCGGTCGGCTCCCAGGTGGTGGCGGTGTAGAGCCCGTTGGGCGCCGGGTTTACCAGCGGCGGATCGAAAACCTGTTCCGCCAAACCGGGTGAAGTCATTCCGCGAGTCCTCTCAACTGGGAAGGCGGGCGGACGCGAACGCCTCGGATTTGTTCACGCCGCCCGCCTTGTCCATGGGATTGAGCTACCTGGCCCAGTTAGGGAGTGCCGCAGACGATCTGCTCACGGGCACCGACCGCACCGTTGACGCACAACGGAATGCGAATCAGGTGCGACTCGTAGCAGCGCTTGCCGACGAGGAACGAGTCCTCGACGAAGCCCTCGCTGTAGCGGTTCTCCTGCACCATCTCGATCGGATACTGCACGCCGAGCGTGATGACGTTGTCCAGCGACCGGAAGAACGTGCCCGCCGGGTACAGGATGACGTCGACGCTGTCGGGCCACCAGGCGGTGTCCGAGTGGCCGGGCTTGCCAGCAGCGTGGGACTGCCAGGTGCCCTCGTACTGCAGGTAGATACCGCGAACCGCGAGCCAGGAATCGATCTCGGCGTCAGAGACGGCGAGGAACTCCTTGCCTTCACGGTTGGCGAGGTCAGCGCGCAGCACGTCGCGGAACCACACCGGCGCAACACCTTCGATGGTCTCGATGCGGTGCTTGAGCTGAAGGTTCCGGGCCCGCACATGCAGACCGTTGAGGATGCCGGTCGTGGCTCCCAGAACCGCATCGGTGGGAACCAGCTTCGCGGCCGAGGACTCGCCGAGCATCTTCTGCACCGTCAGCGCCGAAACGCGGTACTGGTGCGCAACCATGAACTCGTCCAGGAACTTCTGGATGAGTTCGGGCCATGCCTGCTTCTGGAGGATGCCAGCCTTGACCGCCCAGCCGATCGCTTCGAGCCGGTACTCGATCATCTCGTCGGGGCACGGGATCTCGACGAATTCCTTGATCGCGGTCGGCTTGCCCTGAGCGTCGACGGCCTCGAGCTGCGGCTCGGTGAAGTGGAAACCGCTCTGCAGCGCCGAGAAGTCAGGCTCGGCGGGGAAGATGATGCCACCGCGCTTGATCGCCGCTTCGGGCAGCGAAATCAGGTTGCCAGCCGCCGCCGTCGGGCAGAAGTCGTACAGCTGCTCCGACGGGGCGCACCAGCCACCAGCGGCGACGAGCGTCTTCGCCGAGACCTTGCCGTGGCCGGGGATCTCGGACGCGGCCTTGTCCAGCATGGCGAACAGCTCTTCGGCCGTCTGCGCTACCTTGCCCTGCGGTCGCTCCAGCTTGGCCAGTGCCTGGCTGGCGCGCAGGTCGCCCTCAAAGAAGCGCTGGCCGGTGGCCTGGCGTCCGGTGCGCTGACCGGGCTGCACGGACACGATGGCCTCAGCGATTTCGCGAGTGCTGACCGGGCCGTTCATCCCGAGTTCGGCGTACTTCGGCGCCGAGGTCAGCATGGTCCACCGCTTCAACGGCGCGTCGTCGTCGCTACCCGAGGGGGCGTCGGGCACGCTGTCGTGTCCGCGGGTCGCGCCGGCGAACGACACCGACTGTTTGGCCGACGCGGCGACGGGCTGCGGCTCTTCGGCGGCCGCCTTGGTGGCGGCTTCGGCCTCGGCCACGACGTCGCTGGCTGCGCCGCCCTCGCCGTCCTCGTCGGAGTCTCCGTCGGCGTCAGCGTCGCTGCTTTCGGCGGCCTCGTCGGGTGCGGCGGTCTTGGTCTCGGCAGCGGAACGGTCGAGCAGCTTGCTCAGCTTCTCGGCGTCCTCGGCGGTGCTGGCCTCGAGGGTGTCACGCTCGGCGGTGATCTTGTCGCGGGAATCGAGCAGGTACTCGAACCGCTCCAGCTCCTCGGGCGTGAAATCGTCCTTGGCGTCAGCGCGGGCCTGGAAGATGCGGATCTCTGCGGTGGCCTGGTCGGCGAGCTCGTTGAGTTCTGCGACGGTGGCCGGAAGCTGATCGGGCAGCTTGAACTTCACGGCAATGCTCCTGTGTCTCGGATACTTCGGTGTCCTGTTGTCCGATCGCTCTTCGGCCCGCAGCCAGCAAGAACTCTCTGAGCACCGCACCGTAAGAGCACAGGGTGCAGTACCCACGCGAGAAAGGGCCCCGGTGTCAAACCGGGGCCCTTCCTGATGCGTGAACCGCTATGCGCCGTCGGTGAGTTGGACGATGGTGCCGCCGCCGTTCTTGCGCTGCTCGGCTCTCGCCTCCAGCAGCGTCAGGAACGTCTTCGTGGTGACCTTGTCCGGCGCGGTGTACTTGAACCCGGCGATCGTGCCGCCGTTCGCGGCACGCGTACCGGCACGACGGGACCCTCTGCAGCTGCAGCCCATCACACACGCTCCAGCAGCGCGGCGAGACGTTCCTCCGTCGTCGGCGGGGGCGGTGGATCACCAACCGCGGTGCGGGCCCGCATGAGCGCCGCTTCGGCGCGCCGCACTCGCTCGGCTGTCCGGGCGGACTCCGCCAGCGCCTCGGCCACCGCGGCCTTGATGTCAGCGAGGGTCACCGTCGCCCCGCCAGCCATCTCGACTGTGCGCGCCGGAGCGAGCGACGCCACCATCGCCAACGGCTTGCCGTAGCTGTCCGTGGCGCCGCGGCACAGGAACCCCGGGGTGTTGACCGCGAGCACGGCGACGAGGTCGAGCTGGCCGCCATACGGGCGCCAGTCCCCCGACAACGGTGCGGCAAGACCCATCTCGATCTTCTCGGGCGTGGCCCACGGCGCGGGAACGCCGGACACCCACACGCCATAGGCGTCCTCGCCGGCGCGCACGAGCGCGAAGCACGCCTCGACGTTGTCGTAATGCGCCTGCGCTTCGTCGTTGCTCACACCGCTCGTCGGGGCGTGCCCGATGCCGACCGTGAGCCGGCCGACCGGCAGCTTCGTGCCGTCGGACAGGTGGACCGGTGGGCTCGAATGGAAATGCTCGTACCCGCTGGGCGACCGCGGCGGCGTGATGTCTCCCAGGCCGACCGATCGGTGACGCTCGCTCCAGCAGGCGACGTGGCCGAAGATGCGGCCAGTCTCCTGGTCGATGGACAGCGGTGTGGGCCCGGTGAGCTTCGGATCGGAGAACAGCGCGGCGTCGTACACGCGCGGTGTGAACTTCGCGGCCGCCGACGCCACAAGGGCTTTCGCGCGTACCTCGCGTTCGGAGTTGAGCGCGATGCGGGTCTGGCCGAACGCTGGGATGGCGACGATCGTGGTCGCGGTCAGCTCGGCTTTCGTGACCGTCATGTAGACGGCCATGCCTTCCTCGTAGGTCTCCTCGGTGACGGCGTTGCCCTTCTCGTCGGTGGCCACCCATTCGACGTTGGCCAGGTCGACCGAGGGGTTGTTGACGCCGTGGCTCACCAGATCGATGGCCTTCAGCGCGTTCTCGTTGTTCAGCATGTAGCCCGAGGCGCGGACTTCACCGTTGCTGTAGGTGATCGACTCGATGACGCCGACGGTGACGGACCCGTAGTGCCCGCCTTCCATCTCCTCGCACCACTGCAGCGGCAGCGGCGTCTCTCGCATCGTCAATTCGATGTCGGCAGCCAGCATCCGGCCATCGGACGTCGGGGTGCCGGTCACCGCGAACAGCGCATCGCTGAACGTCAGGAACGTCTCCTCGTCCTCGCTGGCCAACGTTGCCGTCGCGGTCTTGCCCATGCTGTACTCCTGTTCGCTCGGTGCGGTCCAACCGCCGGACGCCACGCGCCCGATACCGTCCTCATCGTCGCGGGCACGCACGTTGCCCGCTTCCCGTCGACGCTCAATTTCCTCCGCCTGGGTGCGCCCGTTTCGGTTGATCGCCACGGAGTCGCGGCCGTCCAGACGTTCGGTGTGCCGATCCACCTCGTCGGGGATCTCCTCGTCGGCAGCCAGAACACCGACGCGGCAACGGCAGTTCTTCCACTCCGCCGGTGACGCTGACCGGTCCCCCGGCACGAACAGCTGCTCACCGCCGATCGTGAAATAGCCGTTCAGCGGGACGCGTTGGCCATCCCCGGCCCAGTGCGATGGCCTGGTCTTGCCGTCGATGGTGCAGATCCACACCTTCTGCAGCTCGTCGGCGTCGTCGGACATCTGCGCCGCGGCGATGACCGCGTTGTTGAGCACCTCGGCGGCCTGGTAGCCCTCGCCGCGCGCGACGTCGCGCATCTCTGGCGATGACGCCTCGAGCACCTCGGCGGCGCGGGCCCGCAACACCTCTGGCCGCGTCTCGGGGATGACCTCGACCGTGATGGTTGGCTCCGGCGCGTCCGGCGTGGCCGCGTCGACGGCCGGACGTTCGACCGTCGTCGTCATGTTCGACAGGGCGGCCTCGACCTTGGCGTGCACCAGACTCGGTGCCGCGTAGACGCCGTCGCGTTTGGTGGCCAGGTAGTCGTCACGCGCCGCGGCGAGCTCGGGGTGCGCGTCAACATATCCGACCGCGTCGAGTACCTCCTCGCGACGCATACCGACCAGCGACGCCAGCACGATGCCCAGCACGGCCGTGTCCACGACGGGCTCGACGGTGTCGATGATGCCGCCACCGAGGTCGGACACGGTTTGGTACACGGCGGCCGCCCATATGACGGCGAGACCAGCAAGGATCACCTCGTCGGCGTGCTGCTGCCACGCGGATTGTGTCTGCGCCAATGCATCCGGGTCGGGCGGCAGCGCGGCGGCGACCAGCGCCGGGTCGCCGTTGACCATGTGACCGGTCAGCGTCGGCAGCACCGCGGCGCGTGCGTCCGGCGCCCACCGGCGGAACGCCTCGGCGTACAGATCGGAGATCGCCGCCTCCGCTTCGATGGTGCGCGACAACGCTTCTCCACGACCAGGCCAGAACATCACACCACCTGCCCATCGATCAGCGCGGCCGTCAGTTCACGCTGGACACGCCGTTTCACCGAGGCGCGCACCCGGTCCGGGTCAACACCGTGCGCCGCGGCGAACTCATCATCGAAAATGTCGTCCCAACCCTTGATCAGCCGAGCCACCTCCGCGTCCGCGACCGGGCCCATGAACCTGTGCGTCAGATGCGCGGGAATGTTCCGCAATCGGTCCATGTCCGAACGAGTCCGGCGCCGCTTGCCAGCCAGCTCCAGCGCGCGACCAACGAGCAGATCGACCACCGCCAGCTCGGTGCTGCGTCCGCCGGCGTGCTCACCGCGCGGCGGGTTGTCCTCGGTGTCCGGTTCCTCACCGTCCTCGGCGCGGCGCTTCTCCTCGACGTCGCGCGAGTTCTCGCGGTCCTCGTCGTCCTCACCGGACGGCAGCGCGCGCGGCGGCTCCGGGAAGTCGAGCGCCTGCAGGCTCGGATCGAGCAGCGGCAGCAGCGTGCGAATGAGCGTCGGGTCCTGCGACACCCGATCCTGCGCCCACTGCCGCCACCCTTCGAGCGTTTCGAAGTCGTACATCGCATCGTCGGGCAGCCCGTACTGGCGCACCAGCGCCTCCGCGGTGATCGTGCCCTTCTCGAACGCGTCCTTGGCCTCGTCGGTCTTGTCCGGGTCGACGGTCAGCTCGCTCGCGTCGTACCACAGCACGTACTTGTCCGGATCGATACGGGCGTCGGCCAGTACGTTGCGCAGCGCGCACTGATAGATGGCCTGGCACAGCGTCTGCATCACGGGTGCGACGTGCAGCTGAACGTCCTCGTCGCTGATCTGCCGCGACGACCAGTGATTCGTGTTGGTGCCCAACCCGAGCAGCCGCGCCGGGTCCATATCGAGACCCATCGCCAGCCGCGCGATCGCGTCGTTTCGCTTCTCGAGGTCGACCTTCGTCGACTCCTTGCCGAACTCGATGTGCTGCACGTATTTGAGATGCTCACCGGGCGCCGCGACCACCACCGGCGCGTTCGACGCCGCGCTCTTGGCGTCCTTGAGGCCCTCCTTGGACACCGCAACGATCATCTGCTGCAAGCTCGTCGCCACTCGGCGCTGCCCGGGCGGCACCGCCGGGGCCCCCGGAACCGTCGGCTGCCCCGCGGCCTTCGGTGCCTGGTTGTCGGGCAGCGACGCCTCCGACGGGATCATCAGGAGGCCGTTGTTCATCAGCCGCGAATCGTCGGCGTTGGCGATCTTGCGTGAGGTGCGCTCAATTTCGCGCAACGGGTCGAGGCACGCCTGCACCGGTGACGACGCCTCCGACGCGTCCTCGGCGTCCTGGTTCCACACGCGGAACATGCCGTCGCCGTTGCTCTTGTCGAACGTGTGTTTCGACCCGTCCGGCAGCTTCAGCAGCACCTCGCCTTTCTTCTTGCCGGACTCGATTTGCTTGCGGGTCAGCACGAACCAACGTTCAGGCGCGTCCAGCCCGTCCGGCCACTTCGCCTGACCGCGTGGACGCTGCAGGATCGCGATCCACAGCTCACCGGGGACCGTGAGCACCTCGACGGCGCGTTTGATCAGCTCGGCCTGGCCCAGCGGCCCGCCAGCCATGTCACGCACGATCTGCGCCGCCCGCAGACCTTCCGCGTTGTCCGGGTCGATGCCACCAGTCGGGCGGCCGGTGTCCGGGTCGATCTCTGATGCGATGAGCCGCACCCGTGAGCACGAATTCTTGCGCCAGCGAACGTAATAGCCCAGTTCACCGATCGTGCGGTAGAACTTCCACGCTTCGTCCTGCCAATTCTCACGCCGACTGCCCAGCGTGTTGCCCTTGAACACCTGCTGCGGGTCGTTCACCGGGGCGGCGGCAGCAATCAGCGGGAGCAACGCACGCTTCGGCGCACCCGCTGAAGCGGTCAGGGCTCCGCGGCGGCGTCGGACGATGCGCAGATCAGTGGCGGCCACGGGCGTGACGGTAGCCAAGCTGGGTGTTTACGCCTGCTCGACGTCGATTTCGTCGGCCGTCAACGGGGCGACCAGGCCGACGAGATACGAGCAGGCGAGAGCGACAGGAACCAGCGCCCACCACGACCATTCGAGCACGATCACGACCGGCACCGCCCCAGCGAGAGCGACCCACCAGCCGACACACCACGGGCAACCCATGAACTCCAGCACGACATTCCAGCGCGCGTGACGATTCCTGTGCAATTCGCCGACTGTCCACTGGTCTGCCGACTCGGCCTCTTCCGCCGCGGTCAAGGCTGAACCGGCGCGGCGAGCCACCCACAGGCGCGCGAAGTCCAACACGACGTCGTAATTGATCAACCGCGTCACACGCGCAACCGCGAGCACGTAGACGACGAGAATCAGAACGGTAACTCCGAGGCCAAGGTTCATGCCCGGGACGGTAAGACCGGTGGGTGAAACACCGTGGCGGAAAACGTCCTCACCCGTGAGGACAGCGCTGGTTACACCACCACCACGGCGCGTCGTTTCCGCTTCTCCTGCTTGCGCAGCCGGGCACATTCGCGGCACCAGCGGCGGCCGCCGTGCTCATAGGTGTTGTACGGCACCATCGGATGCCCGCACTTCGGAAACACCCGCAACTCGCCAGTCATGTGCGCGTCGACCAGCTGATCGACCTGGGCGCGTAGCCGCTCCACCTCGGCCCGCGCGTCGGCGAGTTCCCGCCGCGTCACTGCGTGAAGGCAACGCTCACTGCGCAACTCGTCGCCGAGCTTGCGGGTCTCCTCCTGCGCGATATAGGCCATCTGCGTGATGTCCTCGGCGCGGATGCTGCGCACCAGCCGCAGCGAACACCCCAACCGGTCGGCGATGTCCTGCGCGGTCACACCGGCGAGCGTCAACCCGGCGACCAGCCAGGCACGATCAGCGTCGGACAGCTCCGTCATCTTGCGCGAGGATTTCGGTGTCGACAGCACAGCGGCAACCATCTGCTCGTCTGGTTCCCACCGAACAGGCGCCGTCACGAACCCCAAGGTACGAGCGGGAAACGACGAACTGTCCCGGTCAACCCGGAACTATCCCAGTTGACCGTCAAACCGTTACGGTGGCGGTGACGTGGCTCACGACGTAGTGAGCAAACCGGCATCGCGCAGCGCCTGGGCGATCCGCTCAGCCAGCCGGTCGGTGTGCACCGCGTAGTCCCCGTCCTCGTCGCGTCCCTCCGGGTTCTGCACCAGCTCATCGAACGTGACCTGCTCGAATTCCGCGCAGATCTCGTTCTCTATCACCACAACTGGATCCGGGGCACTCACCGCAGCAGGATAGAACCCCGCGGTGTTTCACCCGACCTGCTCGCGCCACCACTCGATCGATGTCACCGAGCCGCGCTGAGCGCCATGTACGGACGTGTAGACCGACGCCGCGGCCTGCGCGGCCGGCCCCAACGCGCCCTCCAGCGGGCCCGCGATATCCCACTCCAGGCCCGTCGAATGCACACACTCGTCATGGGCGATCACCAACGCCGCCAACGAGTCCGGCTGATGCTTACCGGACTGCCAACCGATCGCCTTCGCCTCGAAATCAGGGAAATGCCCCGCCAATCGGCACGTCCCCACCTCCAACGCCTGCAACAATGCGCCCGACCGGGCCACCGCATCACCCACACGAGCCCGACCCTTCGGCGGCCACGCCGTCACCCGAATCGACCAGCCCACCTCACGGCTCTCCACCGCGCGCTGCAACGCCTCCCGCACCATCCGCGTATACGTCTCCCGCGCCGCGAAACCCTCCACCGTGATCTGCGAAGCACCCACCGCGATCGCCAGCTTCACCGCTTCCCGCGCCCACTCATCCGACGTCATCGGCGCCGACTTGTCCGCGATCATCGCCGTCACCCCATCACTGGTCAGCGACGTCGCCACCAGGCCACACGAGTCACCCTCACCGGAATCCGACGGGTCGACAGCCACCACCGTGAACACAGGGTTCGCCGGCGCCACCGGCAACCGCCAATCGTCCAACCACTTCTGCTTCACCAGACCGCCCTGCGGGGTTCGCGGCACACCCATGTACATCGCGTACCAAGCACGCTCACCCGACGTGCGACGCATCGCCGCGAAATGCTCCGGCGTATACCCGAGCGCCGACACCATCGTCACCCCCGGCGGCCGCCGCAACGCGTCAGCGATCCCCGGCTCCGACACCGCCGGAATGTTCGTGTGCCGCCACCGCTCCGGCTCCTGCTTCAACAACGCCCCGGCCAGATCCTCCTCATGCCACCGTGTCATCAGCACCAGACACGAACCACCCGGATGGATACGCGTCGCCAACGTCGACCGGTACTCGTTGAGGATCCGCTTGCGGTGCGCCGCGCTGTCCGCCTCGGCCGCGTCCTTCAGCACGTCATCGATGATCATCAGGTCCGCGCCGTGACCGGTGATACCCGACGAGATACCGGCGGCGAGCACACCACCGTCATGGCCCTCGACGTTCCACCGTCCGACCGCGGTCTTGTCCGCCGCGATGTCGAACCCGAGAAACCCGGCGTGCTCCCGCACGATGGCGCGCACCTTGCGGGAATGCGTCTGCGCCAGATCATCTCCGTGCGACACGACCACGATCCGCAGGTCCGGGTTACCCATCAACGCCCACACCGGTGTCCAGATCGCGAACAGCTCCGACTTTCCGGTCCGCGGTGGGGTGTTCACGACGTCGCGCTGGTCCGGCTCGGTCACCCACCTGACCGCGATGTCGGACAGCAGCCGAATCGTCGGTGTCACGTTGAATTTCGGGTCCAGACGGCGCGCCAGCTCGGCGGGCGACGACGGCCGTCGAAGCGCTCGGCGCGCAGCCAGGCACCGCACCGCCGACAGCAGCCGAACTGCGTCCATCAGCGTGCATCCACAGGCGCATGCTCAGCGAGGTAACGCTGAGCGCGAGCCACGTACTCCGGATCCTCAAACCGAGCAATGACCATGTTGCACCCCCTGCACAGGATCGCCCGCACCTTGCCCGTCGTATGGCAATGGTCAACACAGGTGTCGAACGTCTCCGAGAACACGACATCGCACATCAGGCACCGGTTCCCCTGCGCCTCTAGCATCGCCACGAACTGTGCGTTCGTGAGCTTGTAGAGCTTGTAGCGCTGACGCGCTGCCTTATCAGGAATGCACACGATGCAGAAACGCTGCCGGTTACTGAGACCGAGAAACTCGCCTCCACAAATCTCGCAGTGGCGTACTGTGCGCGGCGCATTCGGTCGGCGCGACAGCTCAATACCAGCCTTCAGCAACCACGACCGAATCGTCGGAGCCGAGGTGCCGTGATCCACCCCCAGCTGCTCCAGCGTCGCCCCGTGCACGTACCCCGCGATCACCCGCTGAATCGTCTCCGTCGACGGGCGGATGTTCTTGCCGATACCGCGCGTCCGACGGGGCTCCTCCACGAACACCGTCATCGCCCGCTCCGCTTCACACCTTTGCGTTCAGGTAACCGTCTGTACCTCACCACTTTCCCCCCTTTCGTGGCGTGTGCTTTCTTGCGCGCGTAGCGCCGCAGCTTTGGGTCTGCGAAGAAACGCCGCCACTGCGCTTTGCTCTTGAACCCCTTGGTGAACGTCATTTTCGGGGTGCGGCCGCGTAGCGCGCCGCGGCGCGGCACACCTACGGCGGCGCGGCGCCGGGTGGCCTTGTTGCCTTTCGCCAT